ACCCGCACCTGTTTCACAAGCGACCATATGATCGTACGGGATGCGACACCTAGGCACGGGGAAGTCGTCATCCAGGTCTGAGGGGTGGGGCAATGAAGGCGGAGTCGGCTGACTGGGCCGCTCTCCTGCACCATCCTGATTTTCGATAAACGGAACGCTCAATGCACCTTTGAGCACTTGGGCAAAAAGAATCTCGACCTTTACCGATTCGATTATCTGTTTGCTAGTTTCGCAGACCATTTTTGCACGATCTTGATCTAATGGCTTGCTTTGGTCGCAAAGATATTCCAGTTGATCAAATAAATGGGCTCGCAAATGGCCGATGTGTTTTGTCGATTTCATAGATGTGCGAGGTGAAGTGATTCAAGCTGCGTCTCTATGTATGCCGCGTCGATGAGGGCAAAGGCGCATGCTGCAATGGCGCGTGCTCTTTCAATGGGTATTTCCCGGTTGCTTTGAAGAATCGCCAGCGCATGATTCAGGCGATTCATCAGGTCATCCATGTCTAAAGCATCAAGGTTGCCTAGTGTTGTTTTCATGGCTTATGTCCTGGATTTATTAATTGATATTCCTCAATGTTTTTTAGGGCAGTTTTGAACCGATTTTTCATGGCTTGAAGTTGGCGAAACTCCGGCGATTCATCAAGGACGATGGAAAGGCCCCGCTTTTTCTGAATGTTTAGCTGGCTTGCTTTTGTTTTGACTGCGGTTGGGGCTCGATCCAGAATGTTGGCAATTTCTAGTATCGGCATTTGCCCATATAGATCGCGTAGAATTTTGATCTCGCTTTGACTCCACCTCTTAAATGGTTTTTTCGGCGTTCCCGAGAGCTTTGTATGTTCCCGCAGAAGTCCTGAGCGTTTCGCTCTTTGGAGAATAGCCCGCTCTGTTCGGCAGAATATTTGCTCCAGTTCGTGCCAAGGAGTGTCGGAGTAAACTTCTTGGAGTCTATCTAAATCATCCGAAGACCATGCATCGGGGTGTGTATCAATCCTCTGCAAACCAGCGCGGCTGGCCTTCCTGTAGATGGCGATCTTTGAGCGTGCGAATACGGATTCAAGTTCAGACCAAGAGGTCGTTGCATAAATTGCCTGCAGCTTTTCCCAATCTTCCGATGACCAGGGGTCCGGGCGTGTATCAATCCTTTGCAGCCCTGATCGATTTGCTTTCCTGCAGATAGCGATTTTTGAGCGGCCGAATATCGATTCAAGTTCTACCCAAGGGGTTGTTGTATAAATGGACTGCAATAGTTCTAATTCCATCTTTGTCCATTCAATATTTTTGTTGCTCATTTGCGGCTCGAAATATATTTCCCCTCTCGTAAGCCTCAGAGGCTTACGGCAGGGGGAGTGCAACGAAGGCTGCACTTGAGAAAATGCGGTGTTAATCGGGCTTAAATCTCATACGCCGACCGATCCTTGCCGAGAATCCAAGTCGGGGGCTTGCCCCGGCCAGTCCATGTGACACCGGTTTCAGGGTTGCGGTACTTCGGCTGGCCCACACTCGCGGCCTGCTTGCCAGCAGCGGGAAACACATCGGCGGCTGTCAGCCCGTATTCAGTGGCCAGGGCGCGCGCCTGGGTGATGGCCGCCGCTTTCTCGGTTTTGAGTGCGGCGATGATCTGGGCGTCCAGTTCGGCCTTTTGCTGCAGCAGAGTCTGATATTGGGTTGTCATGTTCATGAGGGTGCTCCTGGGAAAAGTTGCCCGCGCAATGGCGGGCCATGGTTGAAAAACGAAGTGCGGTCAGCCGGTGAAGGCCGCCGCGAGCAGGAATGCGCCGGCAAAGCCTGTGCTGTCGGCCAGCAAGCTCATGCCGGCCACGGCGAGTAGAACGGCCCGCATGTCAGGCCTTCGCTGCGCTGTCGCGCACGTCTTCGATGTGCGCAATGAGGAGATTGCAGAGCGCCGTGAAATCCTCGGTAGCCATGTGCACTGCGCCGCGGCTGCGCTCAATCAAGATCCCTACCGCAACCAGCGTTTCGGCGTCGATCTTGAGCAGGCCGAGGGCTGCATTGATCGCGCCGATGGTCATGGTCTGGCCATCCACGATCAGCTGAGCCAGGGACGCGCGCTCCTGTGGAGCGGGCCTCGGCGGCGGCGCCTGGCGCACAGCTGGCGTGGGCGCCGGGGCGGCCTGGGCGTGGGCCAGCACCTGGGATGTGATGCCGGGTGCAGCTGTCGCGGCGGCGGGGGCCGTTGCTTCCAGCGTCATCTGTTGGACAGGGGCAGCGGTGGGTGCTGGTGCGGGCGCTGGTACGGCCGGTGCTGGTGCCGCAGCCTGCGCTGTGGCGGCTGCCAAAGCTGCCTTGGCCTCGGCCAGCTCGTGCGCCAGGCGCTCGTTCTCCAGTCGGGTGCGCTCGGTTTGTGCCAGCGCACGCAGCGCGGCCACAGTGCTGTCGCGCGTCAGCGCTGCAGCTCCCGCGAACTCCTCCCATTCCTCGCCAAACTGCAGGTCCTCCAGCGCAGCAATGGCGCGCTCGATGGCCTCGACGGGCTGGCCATAGGCTTGGTCAGCGTAGGCGCGCAGCTTCTCCAGATTCTGGCGGTGCTGGGCCACGCGGTCCGCTTCTGCCTTTTCGCGTGCGGCTTTCTCGTCCGCCTTGCGTTTCTCCTCGGCCTTGATCTGCCCGTCCACATGCTCCTCGATCGGCTTCACGATGGCCACCAGGCGCTCCACCTCGTCGGCCATGGTGCGCTTGAGGTCGTTGACTTCGCCCTTGATGCGCGTTTCGGTGCGTGTGAGCAGCAGCCGGCCGTTGTCGCGCAGGTCAGCGCGGGCGGCGACGGCTTCCCTCATGCCTTTGGGCGTGGCCACGGCATAGGCCACGTCGCGGTATTTGTCGGCCAGAGCCTGCATGGCCGGCTCGGCCTCGCGGAACTGCGCAAGCACAGCCTCGCGGATCGATATGGGCGTTGTGAGGACGGCGCCGGTACCAGGGGTGGGCGCCGCCGCCACGGCGGTGGTGGCTTCGGTCATTGGGTTTTCCTCAGAAAAGTTCGGGGAGCGCGACAGCTGCAGGCGCGGCGGCCTTGGGCTGTGGTGCTTGCTGCCCGGTGGCAGCAGGGGGGCGTTTGGCCGTGGCCAGGGCCTGAGCGGTCGCAGCGGCCGCGTCGGCGCCGAGCGCGGCGAAGTGCGCGGGCTCCGGGTGCGTGGCTGCGAATTCCTCCACGCACTGGGCGTAGTAGGCGCGGGCGGCCAGCAGCTTGACGTCCATCTGGCGCTCCAACTCCCGGTCGCGTTCGATGCACCAGGTCGTCAACCTCAGGTGCTCAGGGATGTGGCTGACCAGGTGCAGCTCCTGCGGCTCATACGGGCCCAGCAGTTCCTCGGGCGTGTCCACCATGGCGTAGTTGACTTCCCAGCGGTCCAGATCCCACAGCCGCATGTAGCCGCGCATTTGCCACGCATACAGCGCGTCCTCGCAGTCTTTCACGAAGGCCGGGAAAGTCTGCAGGCTCCAAGAGGATTTCAGATCGTGGCCGCAGCGGCGCGGGCCCAGGTCCACGGTGTCGGCTTCGCCTGTGATCAGGCCGTCGTCGCGGCGCTCGGCGTTCTTCACCAGGGCCAGACCGCGCACGCGGTTCAGCAGGGCAAGGCTCTCGGCCTCTACAGCCACGCCCTTGTCTGTGTACTTGCTGGACACCTCGAAGTCCACGCCCCAGATTTCCTGCCGCACCAGTTCCCGGATATAGGTCTTGGCGCCTTCGCTGAGCGTGCGCAGCTTGAGCGCTTCGAGCACGGCCTTGTCTTCGTCCGAGCGCTTGCGGCTGTCGATGATGGTCTGTACGTCGGGCGTGACCAGGGCCGGGTCGATGCTCTTGGGCTCGGTCATCAGCTTGCCGATGCTGCTGCAGCGGAACAGGATTTCCCTCATGCTGCGCTCCTCGTTGCGGCGTTGAAGGCGATGAGGCCGGCGCGGTCGTGGGTCAGCGCAGCGCGGCCATCGCGGCAGCCTTTGTCAAATTCGTCCGTCCCGCGCACGCTGATGATGTAGTCCACCCAGCCCTGGGCCAGTTCGGAGAGCGGCGCCGCCGCGCCGCCCTGGCCGTCGTCATCCTCCCCGGCCTCGGCCACGCCCGTAATTTGCTTGAGCGTGTGCCGCTGCAGGTAGGTCGTGGTGGAAATGATGGCCTGGATGGCGTTCTTGCCGCCTGTCTCGTCGGGCTGGGCCGTCAGTTGGACTGTCTCGGCATGGCCCAGGCGGTGCCGCAGCGTGCAGACCACGGTGATGTCGCGGCCGACCTGGTGCGTCTTCCACGACCAGGCGAAGCCATGAACGGAAAGCTCAGGGCCCACGGCCTGCACAACGTCGTCCAGCTCGGCATGCTTGTAGCTGGTCCTTCCGCCTTTGCTGGGAAAGTCCACCAGCTTTCGCTTCACGATGCGGATGTTCTTGGCCTTGAATGCGGCCAGGGCTTCGTTGTAGGCCTTCTCGGCCTCGTGGCGCTCGTTGCGCTCCAGCAGATCCATCATCTTCTCGATCTGGTCCGTAGCTGCGCCGCGCTCCTGCAGCATCAGCATGAAGTTGGCCGCGAGGGACGTGGGGAGCGCGGCGGGAATGGGGGCGGGCGCGGCGTCTGCAGCCGGCACCAGTTCAAGGGCTGCGGCTTCTTTCTGGGAAACGGCGTTCATGGGAACCTCGCAGGTTGTGGAAAAAGAAACGCCCGCAGAAGCGGGCGATGGTCGGCGCCGGTGAGGCGCTTGGTGAATGGGGCGGTCATTCCGGGTCTTCCGGATCGCCGCGCATTTCCCTGACGTATGCCAGGTAGCGAGCGCCGCCAGCGGGCCAGGCCCTGTCCAGCTTCTGTGCGGTTTCCTCAAGCCACTCCATCAGCAGCGGCACCTTCTCGGCGTCGGTGAGTTCGGAGAGCTTCATGGCTTTTCGCGGTGGCATTCCACTGCGCTCTCGCTCACCCATTCGGCGTGCATGCCGGGACACGCCAGCGCGCTGACGGTGGCGGGCGGGGCCTTGCCGGGCTCATCGTCCAGCGTTGCCTGTAGGCACAGCAGGCTGATGCCCAGCAGCATGGCAATCAGCCATGCCAGCGGCGGCGGGTCCGGGATTTCGTCACGTTGGTGCATGGTGGCTCCTCGATCAGTGGCGGTTTCGTTGAAGGTCTGCGATGTCTTCGCGGGCACGTTGGCGGGCATAGGCTCGCAGCCACTCGTCCATGGAGTTGCCCATGACGGTCAGCTGCGGGTGTTCGGGGTTCAGGCTCTGGCCCATGCGCTCGCTGGCTGCGGCGATCTGCTGGGCCAGGTCGTACTGCGCTGCCTGCAGGGCCTCCTGCACAAACTCGGCAGTGAAGGGCGGGCCGTAGTACTCGCGGACGTAGTTGTCCAGTGCGGTGTCTTCTGCCTCGGCGCGGTCTTCCTGTGCCGCGCGCTCGGCATCGGCCACTGAGGCCCAGCAGATAGAGGGGAGTCGTGCGTTCATAGGCTGGGCCTCCAGAAATGAAAAAGGGCCTGCGTGTGCAGGCCCTTGTGGGTGGGTCGATGGAGCCGGGTCAGAACCCACTCCAAAGGTTGAGATTGCCGGATGGCTCCGGCTCCATCGCGGCAACGTCCTGAAGGCAAGGCGCTGGCGTGATGGATGCATGCTCAAAGTCGGCTGCAGAGGCGACCAAAAGAAAAGGCCCGCAACCTGTGAAGCTGCGGGCCTGATTAAAAAAATGGAGTTCTGCGGCGTGCTCTAGTTTGGGGAAGACTTGGCAGCCGCTGACAGCTTTTTGATGTACTCATCCAAGGTCGCGTCGCGTGAGTGAGCCTCCTCGGGTGAGACCCCATCTGGGACCTGTAGAGCTTCGCGGTGGATCTGCAAGCCAACGGCCGCATGCGCAGCGCTCGAGCGAGGTAGGGCCGAGATCACAGCGTCCAGTGTCAGAGATAGCGCGAGAACTCGCCCCTTCACTTCGTCAAATTCCTTGGTCACAAATTGCTCTCGTCTTGAAATGGTTCTCCATTTTAAGAAAGCGTTGCCGGCGTCCTGTAGGCAAGCTGCTGAGGTGACGGTAGACAAAGAAAAAGCCCGCTGTGCGGGCTTGGGTTCGGAACGATGGCTGCCGTGTACGCCCCGGCTTTTTTCCAACATCAACAACAACCGAAAGGGCAGACCTTTCTGTGCAGGTGGGCAACTACCTGTCACGCCATCGCGGCGGCGTCCTGAGGAAGGGCGCCAGCGTGATGGCCCTGGCCAATGCCAGGGCACGCGGTTCTACTTTAACCAGGTCTTCACGACCTTGAGCATTTCAGAGGGCCGCTTGTACTTGGCGCCGGCCCAGAAGCCGGCGGCAAACAAGGTGACGCAGAACGTAAGCAGGATGAAATCGACCATGGGTCAGCCGTCGATGGCTGCCAGCACCAAGTCGGCAGTGGTGGCGAATGCTTCGGCCTCGGCCACGGTCTTGGCATCCACGATGTCGAACTTGGCGCCCTTGAGGTTGTCGTCCAGCTCGCGCAGGTAGTCGGTCGCGGCGCGATCGTGGCCCACCTGGATGAACAGGAAGGTGAGGTCGTCATCGCTCTGCAGCTTGTTGGATGCGTCCACGATGACCCGTGCGGCGGCGGCCTTGTCGTCGGGCACGCCGTCCGTGAAGACGATCACGAAGTCCTTCTTGTCGGACTTACCGGCCAGCTTGAGCGCGGCGGTGAGGGCTTCGGCCAGAGGGGTGGAGCTGCGCGGCTGGCGGGCGGCGAACACATCGGCCAGCTTGGCGGCGTTCACGCCGTCGAACGATTCCACGCCTTGGCCGCTGAACACGACCACGCCGATGCCGTCGCTATCGATCTTGTCCAGCTCGCGGGCGAATTGGCCGACCGTTTCCTGCATGGATTCCCAGCGCGTGCGGCCCTTGACGTCATCAATGGTCATGGAGCCGCTGGCATCGATGGCAACGATGAAATCGAACTCGGACAGCTTTGCCAGTTGGGCGGCGAGAAGTGCGGACATGTGTTTTCCTTGAGAGCGGGGAGAGGGCGCCCCGAGTCGCCATAAAAAAACGCAACGCCCTGATTGCAAGACGCTGCGTTTTTTCCCCGGATCTGGTCCGGGATGGGTATTGCTCGTGCTTTCCGAGCTGTCAGCGCTTGCGCGCAGGGCGTTTCTGTTCTTGGCCTCCCTGTTTGCCTCACCTCATTGCCCGTCTACGGCGCTTGGCCGACTGGGCCTGGCAGGACTGCCAGAGCAGAGCAGTGGCCCATGCCCACTGGTGCGTGTGCCGGGATGCCTCGCAGGTGAGGCAAACATCGGCTGCAATTTTTGAAAGACCGGGGCAAGCCCGGCCATTGCCGCGGAGCCCGTCAACAGCGAGATTGCTGCTGACGGATTGGACTTTATCAAAAGATACTGATCTAAGCAATATCAAAAGATACTTTCGTTGGTAAAAAAAAAGGTCAGCACCGGCATCAACTGATGCGTGCTGACCTGGATTCATGGGTGGGTTTGATGTGGAAGCGCTTCCGTGGCTTCGTGCAGCATGCTGTAGGCCTGCATCAGCACGCTATGGACGGAAGCTTGGTCATGCCTTAGAGATAAAGCGCACAGTTCCACCAAGTCGGCGGCACTTTCAATACGCCCTCGCGCGAAAGCTTCTTGCTCCTGCACAGTCCCAAGGCAGAGCAGGCCGCCGCCGTAGTGATGTATGGATCTGGCCGACCGCGTCGGACTGGAATCTTCGCCTGTGCTCACTCTTGCCTCTGGATACTGTGAATACGTACAGTATTCCCGGGCGAGCGAAGTTTGTCAAATTGAAACTTGATAGCAGGTTTCTATTACTGGCCGCGCAGTTGTGGTAGGTCCAGCATCCCGCGAAGTAGGTTCTCGATCCTGCGGATTTCCGTTGGGTCGAGTTTCGAAATCGCGGCGACCACCTCCCGAGACAAGGCTAGTTCTTGGAAGCGTGCATCACTGAACCATCCAGCGGCCCCTGGCAACTGCTCGCATTGCGCGATGGTCTTCTCTGTGATCGGACGCAAGCCGTTGACCATGTGATTGATGTATGCGCCGTCCTTGTAGCCGATGGCTCGACCTAGGGCTGCGCGTCCCCCCATGTGTACGGCGAGGGCCTCCAGCCTCTCGCGGCGGAAGTTGCTCTGTTCATCGTTGTCCATGCAGGACAGCTTAGAGCGTGCGTATCGAACGATACTTTTTCTTGAGACTATCAAAAGATATCTAAAACAGTATCAAAAGATATAGAATTCAGGCATGACTACACCAAAGCCATGCAAACCTTGTGAGGAACTACGGCAGTTCCTCGAAGCACCAGGTGCACCTTCCATCGCCGAATTTCGAGAACTGGTTGGGGCAAAACAAGATGCTCAAGTTCGACATTGGCGCGACGGTGTACGTCGGCCCAAACCCAAGACGGTCGTTCGCATTGAACGGGTGACAGCGGGGAAGGTGCCGCGCCATGTCTGGTATCCAGATGACTGGCAGGAGATTTGGCCGGAGTACGAGCCGACGGGAGCGTTGCATGATTGAGCAAGGGACCACCGCAGGCCCTCTGCGGCGCGCTGCCCTCCGGCTTGTTGCCTTCGCACGAGCCACCGGCCGAACCAGCTGCTCCGACACCATGGAGCTGCGTCAGCAGTGCGACGCCAACACACTGCGCGTACTTGACGCGCTGGCCCGGGCCAAGGGCATGGAGCGCCCGGTCTACATCGAGGCGCTGCTGGAAGAGCATGCGAAAGAAGCGTTGCATGAGGCCAGTCTGATCCTGCGCCAGTTGCGAGGCAATCCGCTGCTGGTGGAAGCGCTTGGAGCCCCGCCGGAGACCTTTGGTTTGCCTGCGGCCGAGGAAGAGGTGGGGAATGCCCGAGCAACAGCTTCCTGACCCTCTTGTGCCCGCTGACTGCGATCTGAGCGACTTCCCTTACATGGAATTGGATGTTCGGCGCCTGCGCGATTCGCGTTTCGCTTCGACGCCCAACGGTGATGCGTTTCGCGCTGGCGTGCTGCTGTGGTGCGCGGCCTGGCACCAAATTCCCGCTGCCTCACTGCCCGATGACGATGTGGAGTTGGCCAACTTGGCCGGCTACGGCCGCATGCCCATCAGCGTGCGCGAATGGAAGAAGGTGCGGGCCGAGGCCCTGTCTGGCTTCGTGAAGTGCAGCGATGGCCGTCTGTACCACCCCGTGATCGCTGAGAAGGCCGTGGCTGCGGGCGCGGCGAAGCGGCGGCACGCCTACGGAAAGTTCCTGGACCGCCTGCGGAAAGAGAACAAGGCGCGGGAGAAATCCGGCAAGCCCCTGTTCGGAATTCCAACGCCGGAGCAGTGGAATTCCGGCGCCTACCCCCACGGAATTCCACCGGAGCCCCAAGCGATTTCCGCCGGAAATCGCCCGGAAAACGGTGCGACTTCCGGCCAAGTTCCAGCGGAAAACGCTCTTAGAGGGAACAGAGAGGGAGAGGGAGAGGGAACTCTTTATTCCGTAGCTAACGCTACGGGCGGCGGCGCCGCCAAGCCGCCGGGCGAGATGACGAAGGACGAGCTGTGGCGTGCGGGCAAGTCGCTGCTGGCTCAGGCAGGCCTGCCGCCGGCTCAGTGCGGCTCGTTCGTGGGAAAGCTGGTCAAGGACTACGGCGACCAGATCGTGGTCGATGCCGTGCGTGCTGCGGTCGTGGCGCGGCCGGCGGACCCCGTGGAGTACCTGAAGGCGACTTGCATGCGGGAAAAGGGCGAGCGCGCCACCCGGGGCAACAACAAGCACAGCGCCGCCTATGCGGCCATCGTGGGGGACTGAGCAATGCAAAAAATTTCTGCGCTGGCACCGGCAGCGCTGCGCGATGGTGCGCGAGAGCCTGCTGACCAGGCCGCCGCGAACCCGGCCGTGAAGAACCTGTTCCTCGTGATGCAGGGCTGCTACGGGTCGTTGTTCCTGAGCAAGTTCGCCACGGGCGTGCTGGACGACCAAGGCCGCGACCTGGGCGTGCGCGCTGCGATGCGCGTCTGGCGCACGACGCTGGCCAAGTACACGCCCGACGTGATCGAGTCCGCTGTGGCGCGCCTCACGGCAGAGCACCCGGACTACCCGCCACATCTGCCGCAGTTCGAGGCCATGTGCAGGGCCGCCACGCCGCGCAGGACGCACGCTGAGGAGCATGGTTGGCTGGCACTGCCGGCGCCCAACGCAACGCCCGTGCATGTCCAGATCCAGCTGCACGGCGATGGCAAGGACTGGGCTCGGCGCATCGTGGCGCGCGTGCAGGCCGGCGACCAGACGCTGACGCGCACGGCCATCCGCGCCGCCATGCAGGCCCTGGGCATGGAGGGCTGGCCGCGATGACGCTGCTGCAGCTGCTCAAGACCGGCGCTGTGCTGCGCTACCGGCCCGGCTTCCGCTTCTACGCGGTCCAGCAGGGCCGCGAAATCTCCGTCAACCAGGTCGAGGCCGAGGCAGCCGTGCGCGCCGGCCGCGTCCGCCCCGAAAGCACCGGCCCTGATGGGTTCGGCGTGTACCACTTCTCGCTCAGGAATTCCCAATGACCCGCAGGTTTGAGTTTGCCCGCGACCAGGTGCTGGCCACCATCGAGGCCGGCCCCGTGCAGTACGCGGCTCTGGCCGGAACCATGTCCGACCCGGCCCGCGCCCAACTGCGCGCCATCATCGATGAGCTGACAGGGCAGGGCCTCATCCGGCTGATCCAGCTGGACCGCTTCCCGCACTACGTGACCACCGACTGGGTGATGCCCGACGAACTGCGCCTGCAGCTGATCGAAGGCAAATGCCGTCGCACCGTGGATGGCTGCTTGATCTGGACGGGCTACATCGACCCGCGCCGCGGCCCCATGGTGCGGTTCGGCCCGGACGGCCCGCCCACGGCAGCCCGCCGCGTGGTTTGGACGATCAAACGCGGCCCCCTGGGCCTGCAGCAGACCGTGCGCGCTGGCTGTGACGACCCCGCATGCGTGGCCTACGAGCACATGAAGCTGGGAACTCGCGCGGACAAGTCACGAGGCCGCAGCCTCACACCCCTGACCAAGCTGCGCATTGCCCGCGCACAACAGGCAGCGCGCGGCAAGTTGACCATCGAGAAGGTACGGGCCATCCGTGCGAGCGCGGAATCGGAGACTGTGCTGGCAGAGCGCTACTGCGTGTCGAAGCCCACCATCGGCCAGATTCGCAGGAACGAGACGTGGCGTGAGGAGGGTGGCATGTTCACCGCGCTGATCCCAGGGAGGGCGCGGGCATGAGCGTGATCCTTGGAGTGGACCCTGGAGCCAATACGGGCGTGGCCGTGTTCGTGGACGGTCAGCTGGTGGAGCTGCTGACGATCCCGCCGCACCACATCGAGCGCACGCTGGCCGCGCGCATGCCGTCGCGCGTGGTCTTCGAAGACAGCCGGCTGCAGTCGCACACCTGGACGCGCGGCAAGACTGGCGCCGCCAGCGCCAAGATGGCGCGCAATGTGGGCCAGGTGGACGCGCGCTGCGCGGACATCACGGCGCACTGTGCAGACCTGGGCATCCCGGCCCACGGCATCAGCCCGGCAGGGAAGGGCGGCAAGCTGGATGCGAAGCGCTTCGCCGCAGTCACGGGCTGGACGGGCCCGAGCAACGAGCACAGCCGCGATGCGGCCATGGTGGCCTGGCCATTCCGCCGCGCTGCGGATCTGCGGGGAGGTGGCCGTGGCTGAAATCGCCCTGCACGCCCACTGGGATGGCCCCGAGCAGGCCCGGGCCAACTTCCTGCAGCGCGTTGCGCCCTGGTGCATGCAGCAGTGGGAGGCTGGCCGGCGCCTGGAGGTGTTCGTGCGTCTGCACGAGGACGCCAAGACCGACCGACAGCGGACCTTCTATCACGACTTCGTGCTGGCCGAGATCGCGCGCCAGGTCGTCATCGACGGCCGCCGGCACTCGAAAGCCACGTGGAAGGAGCACTTCCGCGCCGAGTACCTGGGCAGCCGCGCGGTGACGCACCATGACCCGATCAGCGGCGCTACGACCACCACGCAGGAGCGCATCAGCACGGAGAGCTTGGGCGTGCGCGAGTACGGCGACCTGATCGACCGCGTGATGGCCCACGCCATCAGCGACCTGGACGTGGAGTTCCCTGCGACCTTCGAGCAATGGGAACGGGAGCAGACCCACCCGGACACGGGCGAGGTGATTGGCGGGGTGTGCCCCTGATGCGCCGCACTGCCTTCAAGTCCGGCGGGGCAGGGTTCCGCCGGCGGGCCGCTCCTGCGTCCCATGCCGCCCACGAGCTGGCGCGCGAGCAGCGCCTGGAGGCCCGTGCTGCCCGCGCCATGGCCGAGGCCCGGCCGCGCGCTGCCACTGTGGCGCTCATCGACCAGCACCAGGTCGTGCCCGCGCCCAAGACGGTGGCCCAGCGCAACCCGCGCCTGCGTGCCTTGGCCAAGGGCCAGCAGTGCCTGCTGCTGGTACCGGGGACCTGCACGAACGACAGCACCACGGTCGTCTGCTGCCACAGCAATCTGTCCATCCACGGGAAGGGCGAGCGCAGGAAGGCCGACGACCATTACAGCGCCTGGGGCTGCGCCGCGTGCCATTCCTGGCTGGACCAAGGGCCTGCGCCGGCCGCGCGTAAGGAAGCCGCATTCATGGCCGCGCACCTGCGCCAGGTCCTGGCATGGCGCGCGCTGGCCTACGCCCCGAACATTGACGCCCGCGACCGCGCCGCTGTGCTGTGGGCGCTGGGCCTGCTGAACGCCACGCCCATTCTGGATTTTTGAAAGAGGACCATCTTGGAAACCAAGGCCGCGAAGATGAACCGCGACGACACGCAAAAACAAGAAGGTGGCCCCGCTTGAGCTGCATGGACTGGATGGCTGGCCAGCTGGAGGGCTGGCACGAGGAGGGGGCGCGGCACAACAACCCGCGCCCTGCGGGCGTCATCCGCCCGGGCAGTGGCACCGACGTGCTGCTGCGGTTTCTACGCCAGGCCCCCGGGCGCTGGTTTTTCCATGCCGAGCTGGTCCTGGCCCTGGGCCGCAGCAAGGGGGAGATCGATTGGGCGCTGCTGTACCTGGTGCGAGAGGGTCAGGTGGAGAGCCGACTTACGGAGCTGCCGGCGCGCAAGCCAGTACTGCGATACCGGCCAACCAACAAGCAGCAGGCGTTGTGAGGGCTTGGCGGTCGAACGAGTGTTTACTTCTTCGAAGGACTACCGTTTGACGGCTTGCCCTGTGGTTCCGAGGTTGGCGTCGGCCCGCGCCTAGGCTTGCTGGACAAGCGCATGAGCGTTTTGAGATGAGATTGGTATTTCTCAAGTCCGGCGTAGTCGAGGTCGATTTTTTCGCCCAAAGTCCATGGGCATATGTGCCCATGATCGGTGAAACGGTTGACCATCTTCTGGTTTACATTCCGTAAGCCATGTGCATATGCATTACGCACCGCCGACAGTTCGATGTAAGGCACAACGGTTCCAACGTCCTGCCATGTGTGTCCCATCTTGGCCAGAATGCTCTTGCCCCAAGACTCAATACCACCAGTTAGCTCCTCTTCGTCGGTCATTTCCAGCTTCAGCCGGGCAAACGCTTCTGCCAAAGCGTAGGTCGAATGTAGAACCGTCGAGAACAAGACGTCATGACTATGTAGTGCATGAAGGTGGTGTTCCAAGCTAATCTTGTAGGTACTTTTACCTTCTTCAGTAGATAGAGTGATGTCTTGGCTGTCTTTTATCTCAAGGGAAGACAGCAGCAGATCTTCTCGATTGAATGCAATGAGTGAACTCTCCAGGAAGCGGGTGATACGCCCCCATTCGGTCCATATTAGTTGCTCGTCAGTTGTTTCAAGTGAAATGTTCATTCCGAATTAAAAAGGTCATAAGGTATTCGGAAGCATATCCGATTGCTGATCACAGATACAAAATCCTTCTATCTCCTCTGTTGGCTGTGGGTGTCGTACCAAGCCTGACACGTTCAGAGGGATGAAGAAGCAACCTGCCCGCAAGACCGCGAAGACCACCAAGGCCAAGGATGGTGCGGCACCGAAGAAACAGCACATCACCACGGAGGACCGGCACAGGGCCTTTGCGCGGGAGTATGTGGCCCTGGCCTTCAACGCAACGCAGGCGGCCATCGCGGCAGGCTACAGCGCTGCTACGGCGGCTTCGCAGGGTGCGCGCCTGTTGAGAGATGCCAAGGTGCAGGCGTATGTGAAGGAGTTCAGCCAGGCGGCGGTCGCTCGGGCCGAGGTGCAGGCCGAGGACGTGGTGCGCCGGCTGAACGACATGCTGATGGCCGACCCGCGCGACCTGGTTGAGGTCTACGTCTCCGCCTGCAGGCACTGCCACGGTGTGGCTCATGAGTACCAGTACACGCTGGCCGAGTACAATGCCAAGCGCGAAAAGTGGCTGGACGCAGGCAAGGCGCCCCAGGACTTCCCTGAGCTGGGCGGCGTGGGGTACGACGCGAACAAGCCGCCGGTGCCGGAATGTCCGGAGTGCTTTGGTGCGGGCCGGCCGCGCGCCATCCTCAAGGACACACGCACCATGCCGCGAGGCGCCCTGGCCCTGTTCGCGGGCGCCAAGGAAGGCAAGTACGGGCTGGAGATCAACGTGCACAGCCAGCTGGACGTGGCCGAGAAGCTGATGCGCTACCACGGGCTCTACAAGCGCGACAACGAGCAGCAGGGCGGCGGTAGCGGCGTGGGCCACTTCGAGGTGCATTTCGTGGATGCGCCGCCTCGTGAGAACGATCCGCGCGATGGGGAGGCCGCATGAAGCTGCCACCGACAAACCCCCGTCCGTCCATCCTCGCGTTGTCCCTGGACGCGGCCCTGGCCGGCGAGGACCTGGCGCCCGACTTTGCCGAAGACTACGAGGTAGACCGCGCGCGCGTCCGGGTGGAGTTCCCCGCCAAGCTACGCGGCCTGTGGCAGCCCAAGCGCTTCAAGGTCATGTACGGCGGGCGCGGCGGGGCCAAGTCCTGGTCTGTGGCGATGGCCCTGCTGGTGATGGGCAGCAACCGGCCGCTGCGCATCCTGTGCGCGCGCGAGATCCAGAAGTCCATGCGCGACTCGGTGCACCGCCTGCTGTCCGACCAGATCGCGGCTTTGGGCCTGGGCGGCTTCTACGAGGTGCTGGACACGGAGATTCGCGGCGCCAACGGCACGCTCATCCTGTTCGCGGGCCTGCAGAGCCACACGGTGGACTCGATCAAGTCCTATGAGGCCATCGACATCGTGTGGGTGGAAGAGGCCCAGAGCGTCAGCGCGCGCAGCTGGGAGGTGCTGGTGCCGACCATCCGCCGGCCTGGCTCGGAAATCTGGCTCACGCTGAACCCCGACCTGGCCACCGACGCCACCTATGCCCGGTTCATCGAGGCCGCCGACAGCGACACCTGGCTGTGCGAAATCAACTGGCGGGACAACCCCTGGTTTCCGGAGGTGCTGGAGAAGGAGCGCCGCCGGCACTTCAAGCGCGACCCGGACACCTACTGGAACGTCTGGGAGGGCCGCCCGAAGCGCACGCTGGCCGGCGCGATCTACGCGAAGGAGGTGGAGCGCCTTTACAACGACGACCGCGTGTGCCTGGTGCCCTACAACCCCAAGCTGCCCGTGCACACTGTCTGGGACCTGGGCTGGGCCGACAACATGGCCATCGCCTTCGTGCAGCGCACGGCCATGGATTTCCGAGTCATCAACTTCATGCAGGACAACCAGAAGACGCTGGAGTGGTACGTGGAGCAGATGGAAAAGCTGCCATACCGCTGGGGCACGGACTTCCTGCCACACGACGGCGCCCACGGCGACTTCAAGACCGGGCAGACGGCCCAGCAGATCCTGGAGGACATGGGCCGCGAGGTGGAAGTGCTGGAGCGCGCGGGCCTGGAGTCGGGCATCCGCTTGGCGCGCGGCATCTTCTCCTCGGCCTACATCGATGCCCAGCGCTGCGCCAAGCTGCTGGACTGCCTGAGCCGGTACAAGCGCCAGATTGACCCGCGCACGGGCGAGCCCGGGCCACCGCTGCACGACGACGCCAGCCACGGCGCGGACGTGTGGCGCTACATCAACATGGCCCTGCCGCTGATGGACAACGACACTGCGGGCGCTGTGCCTCTCAGGCGACGCGCGGGCGGCATGGCACGCTGATCCCGTACCAAGCCTGCCACTTTCGCGGGCATGCCTGCATGTATCGACCTGCGCAAAGCGCACCTTCACCGCCAGCATGGGGACTTGCTGGCCGTCTACACCTGGATCAACGCCGAGCGCGCATTGGTCCTGATTCCCGCCTATCGCCCCAAAGCCCCGTGGTACGTGGTGATGGAGAGCGCGGCCTATCTCTACGATGACCCCGCCTACCTGGCCCGCGCCTGCGTCAAGGCCTGCGAGGTGCTGGGCATAGAGCCCAACCGGCCGAACTGGGTGCGTGTGGCCACCATCGTCAACGAGGGCCTGCCCGACCTGGTGAGCATGCCCAGCGAACCCACATGGCAGCGCGCGGGCCAGGAGTTCGGCACGCTGGTGGTCAAGTCCGATGGCAAGGAAATCGCGGCCGAGGCCCTGACCATCCCGGACCTGGGGGCCGAATATGTCCCAGCTTGAGGCCCGCTTCAACCGCCGCGCGGGCGTGGGCGAGCGCATCCTGAACGACGTGCCGCTGGAGTTCGACGCTGACGAGGAGGCGCCGCCGCACCCGCTGGACCAGCCCGAGGCCCGCAAGACCCTGCGCAAGCTCCTGAGCTGGTACTACCGTGAGCGCGAGATCCAGGCCGAGAACCGCCTGCAGATGTCCATCGACGCCGACTACTACGACGGCGACCAGTGGGACCCGGCCGATGCGGCCACGCTGGAGGAGCGCGGCCAGGTGCCCCTGGTGTTCAACGAGGTGGCGGTGATGTGCGACTGGCTCATTGGCACGGAGCGCCGCGCGCGCGTGGACTGGAGCGTGCTGCCGCGTGCCGAGGACGACGTGCAGCTGGCCGACGTGAAGACCAAGGTGCTCAAGTACGTCAGCGACGTGAACCGCACCACATTCAACCGCTCGCGCGCCTTCGAGGACACCGTGAAGGTGGGCGTGGGCTGGGTGGACTCCGGCGTGCGCAACGACCCCACCAAGGACATCATCTACGACAAGTACGAGGACTGGCGCAATGTGCTCTGGGACTCGATGGCCATGGAGCCGGACCTGAGCGATGCGCGCTACCTGTTCCGCACGCGCTGGGTGGACGAAGACGTGGCCATCACCATGTACCCGCAGCGCCGCGACGTGCTGGAGCGGGCCGTGCTGCGCGAGGAGGAGTTCAGCGCCCAGCAGTGGGCCGAAGATGAATTCTTCTTTCAGGGCCACACCAGCGAGCGCCACGTCAGCGGCACCAGCGGCAGCTACCTGGCCGGCGGGCGCGGCAACATCGACAGCGAGGCACGGCGCCGCGTGCGCCTGATCGAGTGCCAGTTCCGCATGCCGGCGTCCGTCCAGGTGGTGACCAGCGGCCCCTTCAAGGGCTCGTTCGTGGAGCCCTGGGATCATGCGCTGCGCGCCGTGGTGGGTGCGCACGGCGGTTCCATCGTGGAGCGTGTCGCCATGCGCATGCACGTCGCGGTCTTCACCGAGGGCCATCTGCTGGCACTGGGCCCAACGCCCATGCGCCACAACAGTTTCAGCCTGACGCCCATCTGGTGCTACCGGCGCGGCCGCGACCGCATGCCCTACGGCGTGGTGCGCCGCGTGCGCGATCTGCAGATGGACATGAACAAGCGGGCCAGCAAGGCGCTGTTCCTGCTGTCCACGAACCAGATCTTTGCGGAGAAGGGCGCCTTCGATGACATCAACGAGGCGCGCGAGGAGGTCAACCAGCCGGACGGCGTGGTGATCTACAAGGCCGGCAAGAAGTTCGAGGTCCACCGCGACAGCGAGATGGCCGCCGGCCAGGTGCAGATGATGACGATGGACGGCCAGGCCATCCAGAAGTCCGCAGGCATCAGCGACGAGAACCTGGGCCGGCGCACCAATGCCGTCAGCGGCCGTGCGATCGAGGCCCGCCAGCTGCAGGGCTCGGTCGTGACCACGCAGCCCTTCGACAACCTGCGCTTCGCCGTGCAGATCCAGGGCGAGAAGCTGCTGAGCCTGGTGGAGCAGTGGTACACGGAGGAGAAGGTCATTCGCCTGTCCGGCCACAAGGGCCGTCTGGACTGGGTGAAGGTCAACCAGCCCGAGGTCCAGCCAGACGGAAGCGTGCGCTACCTGAACGACATCACGTCCAGCATGGCCGACTTCGTGGTGTCCGAGCAGGACTATTCGGGCACGTTGCGCCAGGTCATGTTCGAGAGCCTGAACCAGCTGGCGGGCCGTCTGCCACCCGAGGTGGCCATCCGCATCATGACGCTGGCCATGGAGTATTCGGACCTGCCGAACAACGACCTGGTGGCCGACGAGCTGCGCAAGCTCACCGGCGAGCGCGACCCCAACAAGCCCCTCACGCCCGAGGAGCAGCAGCAGGTCCAGCAGCAGATGCAGGCCCAGGCCGAGGCCCTGCAGATGCAGCAGGAGAGCGCGCGCCAGGCGCTGGCCGAGCAGCAGGCCAAAGTCCGGGAGATCAATGCCCGTGCGGAGAAGCTGGAAGCCGAGGCCGAGCAGCTGCGCGCCGCTGGCGGAAACCCCGCGTTGGCACAGCAGATGGAAGGCGTGGCCGCCACCGTGCGCCGCGACGCGGACATGGAGCTGGACGAGCTGCGCCGCAAGCTGGCCAAGACCCAGGCCGACCTGGCCAACAAGACGCTGCAGATCAAGGGCGACCAGGACGTGCGTCTGCAGGTGGCCCACATCGAGGCCGACTCGCGCGAGCGCGTGGCCCAGATCCAAGCCCAGAGCCGCCAAACGCTCGACGCCATGTCGGGCCGGCTGAACCAATTCGACAACAAGGACTGATATGGATCGAGAAACCATCGTGCGCACGGCGGCCGTGGAGGGCGCCAAGGCCGCGCCGCCGGTCACCGTGGTGGCCACCAACGTGGCCAACGGCTGGACCATGACCCACACGGCCACGGCCCTGACCATCCTCTACGTGGTGCTGCAGGTCATCTACCTGCTGTGGCGCTGGAGCAATGAGCGCGAGGACCGCCGGGCGCGCCAGGCGCAGGAGCTGGCAGCAGCATGCGAGGCGCGGTCGTGAGCGGGGGCCGAGTGTCTGCCGCAGGCCTGGGAATCGGCGCCGCCATCCTGGCGTCCTGGATCGCGGCCGAAGGTTTCAGCGCTGCGCCCATCATCCCGGTGCGCGGCGACGTGCCCACCATCGGCCATGGCGCCACGCGCTACGAGGACGGCACGCGCGTGACCATGGCAGATCCGCCCATCACCAGGGAGCGCGCCCGCGACCTGGCCGTGAACCTGCTGGAGCAGCAGTACGGGGCCTGCGTGCGCGATTCCCTGGGCGACACGCCGGTGCACCAGGTCGAGTTTGCCCAGGCGGTGGACTTCGCCGGCCAGTATGGGTGCGGGGCCTGGCGCGGCTCGTCGATGCTGTCGCGCACGCGGGCCGGCGACTATGCCGGCGCCTGCCAGGCCTACCTGGCCTACCGCTTCATGACCAGCACCCAGCCCCTGCAGGGCTACGCCGCCTACCAGTGGGTCGCGGGCGGGCAGCCCACGCGGTGGCGCTACGACTGCAGCACGCCCGGCAACAAGGTTTGCCGTGGTGTTTGGACTCGCCAGCAGGCGCGGCACGCCGCATGCATGGAGGCCCAGTCATGAGCCCGATTTGGATCGCAATGTGGTGGTACTGGTGGAGGGGCTGGCGATGAAATGGCTCAGCCGCGACACGGTGCGCTTGCCGTACATGACCCTGTGCCTATGTCAGGCCGAGTTCTTGAAGGTCGCCACTCGCTGCAACGTGCCAGATCCAGGGGTCTGGATGGATGTCGATCGCCAATTGGCGGTTGTACACACATGGGAAAACGAAAGCGGCTTGTTCTGCGTGGTTTGTTTGAACCAATCGGCCGCAGAGGCGGACCCCATAGCCGTCGCATGCGCTTTGGTCCACGAGTCAGTTCACGTCTTCCAGAGACTGTGCGACAGCATTGGCGAGGAGAAGCCTTCGAGGGAGTTCGAGGCCTATTCCATCGAGCGCATCTCTGAAGCACTGATGCGCGAGTACGCCAGGAGGGTGTGCACATGATCCCCGCGCTCTACTCCCACTTGGCCGCCGCTGCCGTGGCCGCCTTCCTGGCGTGGCAGTTCCAAGGCGCGCGCCTGGGCGCTGAGCTGGCCGATGCCCGGCTGGAGACCACCACCCAGCAGCTGGCCACCAGCACCGCACAGCGCGCGGCCGACGCCCGCGTGCGCCTGGCCGAGAAGGCCATCAGCACCAAGTACCAAGGAGCCCTCAATGCCGCCCGTGACCGAGAGGCGCTGTTGCGCCGTGATCGTGACCAGCTGCTCGCTGTTGCTGACGGCCTGCGCGAGCAATCCGCAGATGCCGCCCGGCGACTTGCCAGCGCTGCCCCCGCCGCCGTCCTTGAGTACGCCACTGCCCTCGGAGTCGTATTTGAAGACTGCCGCGCAGCGTATGGAGGCATGGCAGCAAAAGCTGCAGGGCACGCAGCTGATGTCCAAACCCTCGGCGCCGCCTGGCCTGAATCTCCCAGCCAGCAGGTGACCGAATGAGCGATGCCGGAGGTATTACGGGCTGACACACTGGCAGAAATTGCGAAGAGTGATGAACCATATCCTGCCGCTAAGTGGCTTGCAAACTAGGTGTTAAATCAGTTTGGCTACAATCGATTTTCCTATTGGCTTATCGAAAGGGATTGATGTGACACTTAAGTTCGCAATTGGTGATGTTGTCAAGTTGAACTCTGATGGACCAGACATGACAGTGAAGCAACTTCCGCAAAAATTGTCACCTCATTACCATTGCCAGTGGTTTGCAGGTAAGAAGCTGGAGTCAGGGAATTTCCCAGAGGACTCAATGGAGCTTGTCAAGAAAAAGACGCCATGACAGCTGAGGACCTCGCACAATGGATGTATGAGCGCATCCAGTTGCAGGGCTGCGTCTATCAGGACGAGTCCGTAGATCGTGCGCTGTATGTTGGGAAAAATGACTCACTTACTCGGACCAACGACGCTGGCAACATCGTTTTAGCACCTGCGGTGTTGACTGCGTTTAGGAAGTTGGACGACCAAAGGGTGGTTTGGGTTAAGCCAGATCGCTATTGGCGTTGGCGATGTTCCACGGACGAGGTTGGACGGGAGCAACGCGGATAGAAATGGGGCCTTTTGGCCCTTTTTTTATTGAAATGTGGCGCGGGCCTAGCTTGGAGCCTTCCCATGGCGCGCAATCAGCACAGCTCTGCTGAACGGAGGACGCTTTGCCCCCCGGGGCTTTGGGTAACCGTCGTACCAAGCCTGCCACCCTGCCGTGATCGAAACCACCACAGGTCACGCGCATGCATCAGTCCCTTTCCCTCCGTAGCCAGCTGGCCCTGGCCATGATTTCGGCCGCCGGTGCCGCCATCGCCGACTCTCCCAAACGTGCGGAAGATATCGCCAAGGGCATCCAGCGTGCTCTCGACGTGCTGTCCCCCACTCTCGGCGATACCGCGCCCTCGCCCTGCAGCACCCCCACCTCGCCAGCAGCTGGCTGCGCCTGTGCATCCGGCAGCTGTGCCCATGACTCCAGCTGTGCCGTGCACAACGAACCCGCGTTGCCAGCGGGCCCGTGCGACTGCCCAGGCAGTGGCCGATACACGTTCACGGTTGACGGCGCGGGTGTCGGCCTGGCCGGGGCCTACATGAAGGACGGGGTTCTGCGCTTGCGGTTCAACCCTGTATTCGACGTAGCGGGCAGTCTGGGTCTCGGTCGAAATCACGTTCGTGCGCAGGCCAAGTCTTCCTTGGAGGCGGCTGCTGAAAAGTACCAGCAGGCATGTGACCTGGTGCGCGACCTGCAATCCAAGTCCAGCGAAACCAACCATGTGATGGCCAAGCTGCAGTCTGAGCTGCGCAGGGCTCATGAGGCCAAGGAGGAAGCCACCGAGGCGCTGCACGCAGCCGCTGCTGCCGGTGAATCCATCCCCGGTGGTGCCCGCATTGCCGCGCAGTGCGGCATCACGGCCGCTGTCATGCAGTCCATGCAGTCCGTGCATGGCCAGTCCAACCAGTAATTTCGGAGTTCCACACAATGAGCAATCCCAACGACGACGACCACCTGCGCCTCCTGTCCGACGCCGAGCGCGAGGCCATGGAAGCCGACGAAAACGACTACGACCCCGAGGAAGACAACGCAGCAGCGCTGGCTGCCCTGGGGCGCGGCCCCCTCGATGCGGGAGAGGAAGAAGAGGGCGACGACGACGCGGCTGACGCGGGCAAGGGCAAGGCCGAGCCCACCGAACCCACGGACACCACCGCTGCGCCCGCTGCAGCGCCTGCAGCCGCTCCTGCCGCAGCACCCGCAGAACCCGCCGACGCAACGCAGCCGACCGATGCGCCGGCACCGAGTCCGCAGGCTGCCCCACAGCCCACCGGCTACCGTGCGGACCTGCCCGCCGACTACGACGCCCAGGTGAAGGCCAACAAGGACGCCGTGGCAGCCGCGCGCGCGAAGTTCAACGAGGGCGAGCTGGAGCAGCCCGAGCTGGACGCGGAGCTGGACCGCCTGCAGGACGAGCGCGACCAGCTGCGCGACATGAAGACGCGGGCCACGGTGTCGGCCGAGATGCAGCAGCAGTCCACGCACCAGGCCTGGAACACCACCATCAACGGCTTCTTCGAAGAAGCGGCCAAGAGCGCAGAGCTGGGCATCGTGGACTACCGCAAGGACGCGGCCAAGCAGGCGGATCTGGACGCCATGGTGCGCGCGCTGGGCGCGGCGCCGGGCAATGAGCACAAGCCCATGCGCTGGTTCCTGGAAGAAGGGCACCGCCGCGTGGTGGCCCTGCACGGCATTGCCACAACCAAGAAGCCGGCGGACGTTCGGCGCAAGCCTGACGCCTCGGCTGTGGTCACCAACCTGGCCGACGTGCCCGGTGGCGCGGGCGATGCCGATCCCGTGAGCGATGAGTTTGCCGAGCTGGACAAGCTGGAGGGCCTGGACTACGAGCGCGCGCTGGCTGGCATGTCCGAGGAAAAGCGTGATCGCTACAACCGCCTGGGCTGACCCCGCCGCCATGCCGTCCACTTCCTCTACCCCCGACGCGCGCCGCATCTTCGTGGAACTGCGCATGGGCGATGTGCTGGAGGTGGGCGGCGCCCGCATCCAGCTGGAATACAAGAAGGGGCAGGCCGCGCGCATGGTCGTCGTGGCCGCCCCTGAAACCACCGTCAAAAAGACACCGGCCGCGCTGCGGCCCGTACCAAGCCTGCCATCTTGAGGGCTGGAACATTTTTCAACCGGGGCGCTGGAGTGCTCGCTACCACACAGGAGCACTCCTATGGGCAAAACAGTGGTGGGCGTGAACAGCCCCCGCGCCGTCAAGCGCTTTTCCGGCAACCTGGCACTCGATGTGTCGCAGGCCTCGTACTTCGGCAAGCGCTTCGCGGCCGTGGGCCAGGGCGCCAAGACCCCTCTCCAGCTGCTGACGGATCTGGAATCCGAAGCCGGCGACCTCATCAGCTATGACCTGCTGGCCGAGCTGCGCATGGCGCCTGTCGAAGGCGACGATGTGCTGGAAGGCAAGGAAGAGGGCCAGCGTTTCTACACCGATGAGCTGTACATCGACCAGGCGCGTGCCGGCGTCAACACGGGCGGCCGCATGTCGCGCAAGCGCACGCTGCACGACCTGCGCATGCGCGCCAAGCAGCAGCAGTCCAGCTGGTGGGGCCGCTTCCAGGACGAACTGACCTTCACCTACCTGGCGGGCTCGCGCGGCATCAATGCCAACTTCATTCTGCCCTTCGGCTACCAGGGCCGCGCCAAGAACCCGCTGACGGCGCCCACGGCCAACCAGCACCTGTTCGGCGGTGACGCCACTGCGGTGACCAACCTGGACGCGACCGACAAGATGTCGCTGGCCGTGGTGGACCGCGCTCGCGTGCGTGCTGACAGCCAGGGCGGTGGCGCCACCAACATCCCCGTCATGCAGCCCTGCGTGGTCGATGGCGAGGAAGTGTTCGTCATGGTCATGCACACCTTCCAGGAAGACGACCTGCGCAAGGAAACCGGCACGGGCGGTTGGCTGGACCTGCAAAAGGCTGCAGCGGCGTCCGTGGGCTTCAAGTCGCCGCTGTTCAAGAGCGCGCTGGGCATGTACCGCAACGTGATCCTGCACTCGCACCGCAACGTGATCCGCCACAACACCCATGGCGCCACGGGCGACCTGGAGACGGCGCGCGCGCTGTTCATGGGTGCCCAGGCCGGCGTGATCGCCTTCGGCTCGCCGGGCACCGGCATGCGCTACGGCTGGCACGAGGAAACGGCCGACCGTGGCAACCAGGTCATCATCACCACGTCGTCCATCTTCGGTGTGAAGAAGACCGTCTTCGAGGTCGAAGGCGAAAAGCAGGACCACGGCGTCTACGGCTGCGATACCGCCGCTGCCTCGCGCTGATCCACCCCACCGAATAGAAGGAGTCAGACATGGCTTTTAAGCAACTCAGTGCCGTGGCCGCAGGCCATCAGGCCCCCATCACCCCCGGCGGCTCCGAGCTGGTGCGCTCGCGCTTCGGCCAGCCACTGGCCGTGGCAGACCACGCAGTCGGCGCCCGTGGCGTCATCGGCATCCTGCCCGCCGGCACGCTGCCCGTGTCCCTGTTCATCCGCGTGCCTGCCGCCTTGGGCGCGGGCTTCAAGGCCTCCATCGGCCTGGCGGATGCGGCCGGCGACATCAGCGCTGCGGCCGACGACGGCGGCGGTGCCTGGGTGACAGACAACGACGCGGGCGCGGCCGGCGGCTATGTGTACCTGGTGCCCGCAGCCTTTGCCAAGCTGGTGCCCAAGGACGAAGACCGCCGCATCGTCCTGAAGGTCACAGGCGCGGGCACGGCCGCAGGCCTCTTCGCCCTGGACCTGATCTACACGAACGCCTGACAGCGTGTGCGCGCCCCGCAAGGGGCTTTCCCCCGGTGGCATCCGCTGCCGGGGCTTTTTGAACCCCGGAGAACCATCACCATGAAGCTGTTCACTTCGCTGCCCGCACGCAAGGACGGAACCCTGATCGTGCGCCTCAAGGGCGCCACCTATGTCTTCAATGGCAAGCCGCTGGCCTGCGACGTTGAGGACGAGGCAGATGCCAAGCACCTGCTGGCCCGCAACTTCCAGACCGAAGAGGAGTTCGAGGCCGAGCAGAAATTCCTGCGCATGTCTGCCGAGCGCGAAGCCCGCCGTGCAGCCCAGGACGGCAAGGCCCCGTCCTCGCGCGGCACCTTCTCGCCTGGCGTGGGCCCGGACGATGACGACGACCTGGACGGCGGCACGGGCATGCCCCAGGAATCCGACTCGGCCCCCACCGGCCGCGTGCGCAAGGCCTCGCGCGCTTCCAACGTGACCGGCTGATCGCACCATGGCCTCCTGGGAGAACTGGATGCCGGAGCTGGTCCTGGCCGCCCCCAAGGCGCCGGTACCGCTCATTCACCTGGCGCTGAACCGTGCCGCGCGCACGTTCCTCAAGGCCACGCGCGCCTGGCAGGAGTGGCTGGACCCTACGGACGTGACCGGCGAGGCCTTCGCCGAATACACCTTCGAGCTGCCCCAGGGCGCCGAGCTGCTGCGCCTGGAGCGCGCCACGCTGGCCGGGCGCCCGCTGGAGTTGGCCAAGGCGCGCGACCTGCCGGCCGATCCCTGGCAGCACGAGCTGCGCGGCAAGCTCTATCTGGTCACGACGAACCTGCGCGAATTCACAGTGCGCACGGGCAGCGCGGGCCGGCTGCAGGTCTACGTCTCGCTCATGCCGTCCCTGCGCGGCAACAGCGTGCCTGACGAGGTGGCGTCGCTCTACCACGAAGCGATCCGCGAGGGCGCCAAGGCCGAGCTGCTGGCCACCGAGGGCACGGACTACTACAAGCCCGACCAGGCCGGCGTGGCCCTGGCATTCTTCACTCGCGCCATGGATGACGCCACGGCCGACGTGTGGCGCTCCAACACCAGCCGCGGCTCGCGGGGGAGGGCGTCATGGCTTTGACCGTGGCCCAGCTGCTGGACGATGCAGCGCGCGACCTGCAGGACAAGGGGCATATCCGCTGGACCCGCGCGGATCTGCTGGACTGGTTCAACGCGGCGCAGCGCGCTTTTGCCGAGCAGCGGCCCGACCAGATGGCCCAGCCGCGCGACCTGGTGCTGGCCGCCGGGTGGCGGCAGGAGCTGCCGGCCGACGTGCTCACGCTGATCGACATCACCAACAACGCCAACGCCACGCAGCGGCGCATCACCAAGACCGACCTATGGGTGCTGGACGCCGTGGCCGGCGCCTGGCGCTCTGGCTCTCCGGGCCGTGAGGTGCAGCACTACATGCACGACCTGGGCACGCCCCAGGAGTTTCTGGTCTATCCGCCCGTGGCCGCCGGCACCAAGGTGCGCGCGGTGCTGGGTGTCGCGGCCGTGGACCTGGCCGACGAAAACGGCACGCCCTCGGTGCCTGAGCGCTGGATGGACGCGCTGCGGCACTTCGTGCTGTTCCGGGCCTGGTCCATCGACGCCGAGTTCGGCGGCAACGCCACCATCGCGGCGGCGCACCGCGCCCTCTACAACGAGGCGCTGGGCATTCAGGCCCAGGCTGCGGCCACCACGGCCGTGGCCCAGAAGTGAACCAAGCCTGCCATCCTGGCGGGCATCTTCAATCGGGGCGCTGGAGTGCTCGAAGCCAAAGGAGCCGTCATGGCTGGTTTCAGCACATCCCTCGCCAACGCGATCATCAGCGCCACGCTGCGCAAGCAGGCCTTCCCGGCCATCCGCAACGCCTACTTCGCCCTGTTCACGGCCGACCCTACCGACGCCTTCACCGCCGGCACCGAAGTGGCCGCACCCTGGTACCAGCGCGTGGCCACGGGCGCCTTTGCCGCTCCCAACAACGGCGCCACCTACAACGCCGTGCGTGCGGAGTTCCCGCCCGTCACAGGCGCCCAGGTCACGGTCACTCACATCGGGATCATGGAAGGTGATTCGGCCACCGATGGCACGGCCACGCTCATGTATTCCGAGCCGCTGCCATCGCCGCGCACGCTGCAGATCAACGACGTGTTCGTGGTGGACAGCCAGGCGCTGACTGGCGACTTCACGCTGCAGCTGCTGTAAGCCATGAACCGGGGCGCTCTCAACGGGTTCGCACTCAACGGCCGGTCAGCCGACCCCGTGGTGCGCATCCGCGTGGACGCCAAGGGCTATGCCCGCGTCCGCGTGGGCGGGCGCGTGCTCGCCTATGCCGTAGTGCACTCGGCCCCCGCTGCTGCGCTGACGGGCCCGCTGGGCCGTGTGCACGCCAAGCTCTCGGCGGACTCTGTGGCGCGGGCGGCCGTGGAGGGCGTGCTGGGCCGGATTCACGTCCGCAGCCTGTTGGCGGCCACCGGCCGCGCGGTCCTCAAGGTCACGCTGCCGCCGGTCTACGGGCGCGTGGTGGCCAAGGCCACGGCCCGGGCCACCGTCAACGCCCATGTGCTGGCACGCAGCCCCGTGGCGGCCGCGCTGCAGGCGCAGTTCTCCCCCCAGACGCACCTGCTGCGTCGCGGCCCTGTGCAGTCCGCTCCGGCGGCGCGCGGCAAGGCGGATGGGCAGATCTACGTGCGCCGCTGGCTGCGCTCGCCCGTGGACGGCAAGGGCCAGGCCTTTGTCGTCACGCAGGGCCGCGTCGAGGCGCGGCTGGCCGTGCTGGCCCAGGGCCTGGCGCGCGGCGCCGTCGATCCGCACCGCCTGGTGCGCGCGCCGCTCGCGGCCCAGGGCGTGGCCTTCATCGACATCGACCCGGCCGTGCACAGGCGCCTGCCCTTCGATGAGGCAGCGCCCGAATCCCGAACCTTCCTCGTGCCCGCAGGAATGACCACCTTCTACGTTACCGACCAAGGGCAGAGCATGTTCCGTGCATCCCCCATGCAGCCTGCAGACACGCAGGACTACGACATCGAGTTCGCCGACTGGTTTCCGCCTGGCGACGAGATTGTTTCTGTCGAACTCAAGGTGCGCCCGGCAATGCCCATGCCCCCGTCCTATGCCTTCGTGGGCCAGCGCGTGAAGGTCTGGATCTACGCGGGCGGCGCCGATGGCCAGAAGTACCAGGTCAGCGTGGCCGCCACGACCAACGACGGCCGCACCAAGGAGGTGGAGCTGATCGTGCCCATCAAGGAAAAATAGAAATGCCGCAGCTGTTCCTCAACAACTTCCAGACGCAGTTCATCGCCGACGTGCGCGCGGCGCCGCAGACCGGCGCCCCGGCCACCGAGCTGGACTATGGTGTGCTGCGCGTGTCCGATGGAGCGGCCGGCCTGCTGCGCAACCCGGAGCCGGGCTCTTGGTATGTGCTGACAGCCTACAAGCGCAGCGGCTCGCTGGAGTCGGACTACGAAGTCCTGCACATCACGGCCGTGGACAACTCGGTCATCGGTGAATGCCGGCTCACTGTCTTGCGCGGCCAGGAAGGCACGGCGCCGCGCGCCTATGTGGCCGGCGATCTGCTGGAGCTGCGCTTGACAGCCGGCGGCATGGGCGTGAAGGTGGACCGCGAAGACGGCAAGGGCCTGAGCGCCAATGACTTCACCAACGCCGAGAAGGCCAAGCTGGAGGGCATCGCCGCCCAGGCCACCAGGAACGCCACGGACGCGCAGCTGCGCGACCGGACCACGCATACCGGCGCCCAGGCGATCAGCACCATCACGGGCCTGCAGGCCGCCCTCGATGCGCGTGCGCCCAAGGAGAACCCCACGTTCACGGGCACAGTGTCGGGCATCGGCAAGGCCATGGTGGGCCTGCCCAACGTGGACAACACGGCCGACGCGGACAAGCCCGTGAGTACCGCGCAGCAGGCGGCCCTGGCCAACAAGGTGGACAAGGTGGCGGGCAAGGGCCTGTCCACTGAGGACTTCACCAGCGCAGAGAAAGCCAAGCTGGAAGGCGTGGCCGCGCAGGCCACCAAGAACGCCACGGACGCCCAGCTGCGCGACCGCAGTACGCACACGGGCACGCAGGCCTTAAGCACGGTGGAGGGGTTGACCTCTGCTCTGGCGGCAAAGCAAAAATCCATCGCTGTCGGCTCAGTAGCGCCGAGCACTCCAGTCCAGGGCGACGAATGGGTGGATACATCCAATGCGAGCCAAGCCGTGCGCTTCACTTGGCTGGTTGACGGGCAGGGGGGCCGATGGGTGGAGCTTGGTGCCGCCGGAAACTCCATCAAGCCAGGTTCGGTTCTCACCAAGCAAGACCACGGCGCCACGCTGGCCGCCTGGATCGAGCATCCCCTGAATACGGCCATTGGGTCTTTTGCCGTGTCGCTGCCGGCTGCGGCAGTCAATGATCGGCTGCAGTTGCGCAATTATGCAAGTTCATGGTCGCGTGAAAATGCAGTGACGCTCAACGTGCCCGCAGCGCACGCGGTTCACATTTTGGGCCGAGTGATCACAGGCCCCGCCACGCTGGTATTCGACACCAGTGAAGTTCAAGCAATGACGTTTCTCTTGCAGGCGAGTATTGCAGGCGTGCGAGTTTGGTCAGCGAATTAAGGCGTATCCATGAATATTTCTTCTCTTCTTTCAAAGGTTTCTCCTGGAACATTGCGAGTTCGGTACCCGGTTTTTACTAGCAAAACTATTACTTTTCCACGTTCCGGCCTCGTCATAGTCCGGGCAATGGGGGCGGGTGGGAGCGGCGCCGCTAGAGTTGGCAGCACCCAAACTGGGACTGGAGGTTACTCCGCATGTTGGGGCATGAAAATTCTGCGGGTGGCAGCGGGAGACACGGCGGTCATCACCATTGGCGCCGGCTCGGTAACTCCTAGCAATGGCAATGGTTTGCCTGGGGGGAACACCTCGGTGACCATTGGCGGCGAGACCTATACGGCCCCAGGGGGGCCGGGCGGAATGTATCAGGCCATTGGCGTCCCATCCATGCCCAGTGGTCCAGAACTGCCAGCGAACTGGGATTTTGGTGCTGCAAGCGTTCGCCCAGGATTTGGCAGCAACATCGGTACGGGCGGTGCAGGCGTTGACATCCTTGCTCAGGGCAATAACGCCACTACGTCCGCGTCAGTTCAAGGTAGCGGTGGAGGCGGTACGGGATCGCCTTCCACTGGACCTGGTGGTGGCGGATCCCTGCCAGGAGGCCTCAGTGCGCTCGGGACGTCGGGAAGTTCAGCTGTTGTGGCGATTGCATTTGATGCATCTCAGGGCGAATGGGGCATCAGTTTTTATGGCGGTTCAGGTGGAGCAGCCGCTGGCGGTATATATGGACATGGCGCGAATGGCGGCGGCGGCGGAAACGGTGGAACCGCAGCCGTTGGAAATGGTGGAAATGGAGGTGGAGGTGCCGGAGCAATGACTAATGGGGCTTTAGGAGGGAATGGCGGGTTCGGTGCGGGAGGTGGCTGTGGCACCGCCTATGGCGGTGGAAAAGGCGGAGATGGGTATGTTTTTCTCGATTTCTTTGGTGATGCCGAGGTATAAAAATGCCTGTCATTGAAATTCTTCAAAGAGGGCAAGTGGTGAATCGGGTCTTGGCTGATTTGGCTTGGGCAGAGGAGCATCACCCGGGCTCTTGGCGTATGGCTCCTGGCGTGGAATCACCTGTTCCTGTAGATCCGTCGCCGATACCCCAGACCATCACCCGGGCCCAGGGCAAGGCGGCGCTGATCCAGGCCGGCCTGTGGCCGCAGGTGCAGGCCTTCATGGCCGGCATCGAAGATCCCAACGAGCAACTGTTGGCCGAGGTCGCTTTGAACGACACGGTGAACTGGGAGCGCAGCAGCCCATTCCTCGCGCGTGTCGCTGCGGAGCTGGGCCTGAGCGAGCAGCAGCTCGATGAGCTGTTCATCGCGGCAGCGGCCATCGTGCTGTAGCGGCCAGTCCGCGCTGGTGCCAAGCCTGCCAGCCTGCAGGCCATGACCACCTACAAGCTGTCCGCATTCCCGGGCGAGGCGCCCAGCGTGTCCGACCGCGCGCTGGGCGCTAACTTCGCCCGGGAGCACTTCAATCTCTTTCTGCCCAGCTCCGAGTTCTGGCCGCTGGCCACCGACCGGCGCCACTCGGCATGTCTGGCCGGCACCCGCACGCTGCACCGCTTCGCGCGCGATGCCAGCGGCGCCGTGCAGCAGAACCCGGCCGCGCCCATCCGCTCCTGGGTGCAGGAGCTGTCCCTGGTCAAGGGCCAGATCAACGACGAGGCCACCGAGCGCACCTACCAGACCACCAACGATGGCAGCGCAGCGCCGCGTGCGCTGGACGTGCGCGGCAACGACCGGATGCTGGGCGTGGTGCGCCCGGTCAAGCCCACGGTCACGCTGCAGGTGGTGGACGAGTTCACCAACGAGGAGGCCAAGACCTGGCTGTATGGCGACTTCGCCGAGCTGGTGCGCGCGGATCTGCTGGCCACGGTGATCCAGCACGAGGGCCGCCAGGAGGCCATCCGCTGGGATGCCAATGGCAAGGCTTATGCCGGCGCCACATCCAACTACGGGCTGTCCCTGTCTACCGCCGTAGGGGCCGGCGCCTGGGCTGGGAATCTCTATGCCGTGGTGTCGGCCGCTCGCGCCAAGGCCTGCGAGATGGACACCACGCGGCTGGGCGCCGTCAGCACCGCCAGCGGCTGGGCCGTGCCGGTGGCCGCCATGCCGTACAGCTACCCGTTTCGCCGGCCCGCGCTGGTGGAAGCACTGCAGCGGCACGAGTTTCCGGACACGGCCGGCGAGCGCTCCGGCGAAACCGTGCTCACGGCCGACCAGGCCGCCAAGCTGGCCGACCTGGTGGAGGAGGCCGTGGCCCCGGGCACCAAGTGCGCCAACTGGCGCAGCGAGCTGGACAAGCTGGTGAAGGAGTTCGCCGACCTGGGCCTGGCCAAGGCCTGGGCCACGCCCGGCACCGCGCCCGTGAAGCCCAGCGAGCCCAAGGCCGCGCAGTACTACTTCGACTCCGACAACAACGCGATCGAGCACGCCGACTGGGTGCAGTACCGGCGCGACCTGGAGGCCTACTACAAGGCCCTGGACACCTACACGGAAGGCAAGACGGCTGCCACATCCCAGGCGGCCAGCCTGAATGCCCGCATGGTGGAGATCCAGCAGCGCTGCAGCACGTTGGTGTCCAGCATCCAGACCCAGCTGGCCAGCCAGTACATCGCAGCCACGGGCGACACGGCCGTGATCGGCACTTGGCTGGACCAGCTGGGCGGCGTGGCCGACCTGGCCGGCAAGACCGTGGAGCGCGTGGTGGACTCGCGCTTCTACGTCGTGGCCTTTGTGACCGACTGGGGCGAGGAGTCCGAGCCGTCGCCCATCTCCGAGATGCTGGAGGTGGACCAGAATGACACCGTGACCATCCAGCGGCCCCAGGCCATGACGGGGGAGCAGCATGCCGCGCGCCATGTCGTGAAGTGGCGCATCTACCGCAGCAACGCCTCGGCCGCAGCTGCGGCCTGGCAGCTGGTGCAGGAGCTGCAGATCTCCGTGGCCAGCTTCCTCGATGACAAGAAGGGTGAGGAGCTGGACAGCCTGCAGCCGCAGTTCACCTGGGCCGCGCCGCCGTACCGCATGGACAGCCAGTACGAGGGCGACAACAAGCCCAGCGTGGGCGCCAATCCCTACCTGCGCGGGCTCACGGGCATACCCAACGGCATCATGGCCGGCTTCATCGACAACACCGTGGCCTTCTGCGAGCCCTACGTGCCCTACGCCTGGCCCGTGGACTACCAGGTCACGACCGAATGGCCCATCGTGGGCATGGCCGTGTTCGACCAGACCCTGTTCGTGGGCACGGCCGGCAATCCGTACTTCGTGACAGGCGCGCACTCGGCGCAGATGTCGGCCATCAAGCTGGACAGCAACCAGTCCTGCAGCGCACGTCGCTCCATCGTTCCCGTGCAGGGCGGCGTGCTCTATGCCTCGCCAGATGGCCTGTGCCTGGCCAGCCCGGGCGGCGTGCAGGTGGTCACGCGGCAGCTGATCGCGCGCCAGGACTGGCAACGCATGCAGCCGGCCAGCATGTTCGCGGCCGAGCACGAGGGCGTGTACTACCTGTTCTACGCCGGGGCCGGCGGCGGCTGCCTGGCGTTCAGCGCGCAGGACGGGGCCAAGCTCGGCCATACCGACCTGGGCGGCGCGGGTGTGACGGCGGTCTGGGTGGACCGCTTCAACGACCTCATGTACGTGGCGCGCGGCCAGGACATCCTGGAATGCTTCACGGGCGAGTCGCTGCGCACGGCGCGCTGGCGCACAGGCCTGGCCACCCAGGGCCAGCAGCTGCCGCTGGCCTGGGCCAAGGTCTACGGCCTGCAGGACGCCCAGCACCCGATCACCCTGCGCCTGTGGGGCGACGGCCAGCTGCAGCACACGGCCCGGTTCACCGACCTGCAGCCGCAGCGCCTGCCGCCCGGGCGCTGGCTGGAGCACCAGGTGGAAATCGAGGGCGCGGCCCGCGTCACCAGCGTGGTGCTGTGCTCGACCACTGAGGAGCTGCGCAGCGTATGACCAACCGCAAGAAGATCGACACGGGCGCGGCCCGCCTGCCTGCCCTGGCCCGGGTCAACGTCCAGGACAAGGCCCTGTCCAACTGGATGCAGGCCGTGACCGAGCACCTGGAAGTGCGCTCCGGCGCCCGGGGCAACGAGTTCGAGCGCGGCGTGACCCTGCGCGAGCTGCTGGACCTGCAGGGCTCGGTGCAGGGCGTCACCCAGCTGCTGGCCACCGACAAGACGCCCGGCGAGGGCGAGATCGTGATTGACCTGGGCGGCGGGCTGTCGGCCACCGTGGCCGTGGAGCGCTTCGCCAAATCCATCATCGAATCGCGCCTGTTCAAGAGCCTGGCCAAGACCCTGGACGACCCCAGCCGCTTCGACCACCTGGCGCAGGAGATCCGCGACGAACTGCTGCGCTCCATCGCCGACGAGGCCGCCAAGCGCGGCGCCGAGGTGCGCGAGCTGCAGATCGTGGTGCAGAGCAACGAGCGCAGCCTGGCCATGGCCGTGCGCGAGGTCACTGCCAGCCTGCGCAACGCCAGCGCAGGCCTGCGCGCCACGCAGGCGGCGTTCGCGGACGGCCAGCGGGCCATGGCCACCAACGTGCTGCAGCTGCAGGCCTCCCTGGGCAACTACTACCAGGACGGCAAGCCGGGCCGCGCCATGCTGGAGCAGGAGATGACGGTGCTGGCCGGCTACAGCGAAGGCCTGCGCGCGCAGTACACGCTCAAGGTGCAGGCGGGCGGGGCCCTGGCCGGCTACGGCATCGCGGCCGAGGAGGTCAACGGCAAGACATCCAGTGCCTTCATCATCATGGCGGACAAGTTCGCCATCGTCTCTCCCAGCTACAACGCCGGCCAGATGAGCACGCCCCGGCCCGAGGACGTGGTGTTCGGCGTCGATGGCGACGGCATCTACCTGCAGCGCAACGTCTATCTCAAGGGCAACATGCGCATCGACGGCCTGGGCAAGAAGCTCGTGGACGGGCTGCGCGGCTCGGTGCTGCTGTCGGCCAGCGGCAGCTTCTGGAGCGACGCCACCGCACGCCAGGCCGTCTGGCAGGCCCTGGGCAACAGCGGCAGCGCGCCCAACACCAACCACCTGATCGTGGGCGATGCTGTGACCATCACCAACGGGTCCAGCTTCACCCAGACCCGGCATTGGATGGGCGCGGCCTGGGTGATCCCCGCCGCCGTGCTCAACGGCGACCTGCTGGTGGACGGCACGGTGGCGGCCCGCAAGGTGGACACGCGCGGCCTCACCGTGCGCGACAACGCCGGCAACATCATCCTGGACGCCAACGGCCTGGACGCGCAATGGCTGCGCAATCTCAGGGCCGCCCAGGTCAACGGCCTGGGGCCACTGGCCACCAAGGACAAGGCCCGCATCGGCGACACCGTGGCGTTTCCGGACGGCACGACGATGAACACCAGCGACTTCATCAACCGGCTGCAGCGCATCACGTCCAACAACATCGGGGTGTTCATGGACACGGCGGCCATTGGTACGGCCTATATCGGGCAGGCGGCCGTGGGCACGCTCCAAATCAAGGGGGGCTCAGTCACCTCCATGGTCCAAGGTGAACAGGAGCCCGGTCGGATCATCTACATATCTCCTGGTGCCGAAATTGAACTGTGTCGATGCACCTTGCAGATGGCCGAAGGTGGCACAGGCGTAGCCATCATGGCATTTGCCAACGCCATGCCTCGCAATGGCGATGCAGGGCTGGGGTTGACCATATTCCGCGACAACAACGCAATGCGTTTCAGCGGGACTTCGATGCTTAATGGATTCCGGACAGCGGCCTATGTTGGCGCCTTTGAAAGCTGGCCACCTGCGGGCAATCTGACGTATAGATTGGTGGCCACTAACCTTGATGCAAACCGGGCCATAGAGGTCCATTTGTCGCACATCATGGCCACAGGGGGAAAGCGGTGAATCACTACGTATTGATAGGTGCCGCCGGTGACATCCTTGGCCGGGGGAGTACCAACGCGCCGCTGGCGGCAGTGCCAACGCCGCCAGGCGGGCAAGTGGTGCGGCTGGGCGACGATCTTGTCGCGGGAGGGCCGCTGTTTTTTGATGGGCACCAAGTGCGCGTGGCGGCCCCGGCCCCTTCTCCGTTTCATGAGCTGTCGAATTCAGGCGCCTGGACGCTGAATGAAGCTGCGGCCTGGGCGACCGTGCGCGCGGACCGCGACCGGCGTATCGCCGCCTGTGACTGGCGTGTGACTCGGGCGCAAGAGGAGGGCCGGCGCCTGGAGCGTGAGTGGATGGCCTACCGCCAGGCCCTGCGCGACATCACCGACCAGCCCGACCCGCTCACCATCGTGTGGCCCACGCCGCCGGCCTGATGCGTGCCAAGCCTGCCAATGTGGCAAGCATGCTGGACTACGACACGCTCGCCATCTACGCCTTCCTGCGCATGCGCATCCCTGGCCTGTTGAGCACCGAGGGCGCTGTGGGCATTGGCTGGAAGCGCGGCGGGGTGCTGGTGGCCGGGGCCGTCTTCGAGCAGCACAACGGCCGCACCGTGTGGGCGCATGTGGCCATCGACGCGCCGCTATCACGCCGCTTCCTGCGCGCGTTTCTTGACTACCCGTTCGCTGTGTGCGCGGTGGATGCGCTGCGCGGCTACGTGCTCGCTTCCAACTCCAGGCTGCGTGCACTGGCCCGCCGGCTGGGCGCCGTGGAGGAAGCGGTGCTGGCAGGCGCTGCGCGCGACGGCGGCGATGTGGTGGTCTGCACCCTTTGGAGAGGAAACCTGAAACATGACACGCTGGCACAGCACTGAATTTGATTTCCTGCCCGAGCAGGCATTCCGACCTCGGCCCGGGGGCGGCATGACGTTGGAGGGTGGCGGCGCCTCGACCCCAGCACCCGATCCGCGGCTGGTGGAAGCGCAGGTGAAGAACCTGGGCATCCAGGACGACATGATCAAACAGATCATCGGCAATGCGAACGACATGGCGCCGCTGCAGAAGGAGCAGACGCAGTTCGCGCTGGACACCTCGCGCACGGCCTGGGAGCAGTCTCAGGCCGACCGCGACTATGCGCTGGGGCGCCGGGACAAGCTGACGGGCCTGCAGGACACCATGGTGGAGGAAGCGCGGACCTTCGACACGGAGGGCAAGCGCGAGGAGCTGGCGGGCCAGGCGGCTGCCGATGTCTCGAACGCCTACGAAAGCGCCAAGCGCACGCAGGGCGCAGAGATGGCCCGCATGGGCATCAACCCTGCTGATGGAAAGTATGGTGCCGCGTCCAATGCGCTGGCCGCCGGTGAAGCGCTGGCCACAGCGACAGGCAAGAACTCGGCCCGAACCGCTGCGCGTGCGGAAGGGCGGGCGCTGACGGACCGGGCCTCGAATGCCTTGGCCGGCTATCCTGCCATGGGCATGCAGACGACGGCGGCCACGGCCGGCTACGGCGCCTCGGGCCAGAACATCGCCAACACCGGCCTGGCCGGCCTGAACTCCGGCTACGGGCAGGCGGCGGGCATGGCGGGGAGCGCCGGCAACAGCGCGGCCAACATGTGGGGCCAGCAGTCCAACGCCTACCAGCAGGCACAGGCCACCAGTGGCGCCGGAACGGGCGCCATCGTGGGCGCGGGACTCGGTGCAGCCGCTCTCATCATATGAACTTGCAAAAAATCCAAAGCGTCGCTGAATCCACGCAGTCAGAACTGTTGGCGGCTTTCGCCGATGGCCGGAGAACGGCACTTCAGTTTTCGGGCGGCAAGGACTCCTTGGCATGCCTTTACCTGCTGCGTCCTTTCATCCTGCGGGGCATGCCGGTCTACTGGCTGCACACCGGCGACACCATCCCTGAGACGGTCGCCGTGGTTGAACAGGTTCGCTCCTGGATACCCGATTTCCGCGAGGTGCGATCTGATGTGATGTCCTGGAGAGCAATCCATGGGATGCCCAGCGACGTGACGACAGCGCAGACCAGCTGGATAGGACGGCAATACGGCATGAGCCATACCTCCCTGGTGGGGCGGATGGACTGTTGTGCAGCCAATCTGATGATGCCCATGCATCAACGCATGATTGCCGATGGCATTGAAGTGGTCGTGCGTGGAACGAAAGTGGCCGATACAGGGGTCGTGCCGGCGCACGGTAAGACAGATTGTTATGACGTGGTTTTGCCGCTCTTGCACTGGAGTCACGCGGAGGTGTTTGCGTATCTGGATTTAGTGGATGCACCACGCAACCCAGTCTATGAAAATTTCCGATCCATAAGTGCCCCCGAGTGCCTGAATTGCACTGCTTGGTGGGATGACGGCAAGGGTGCCTATCTGAAACAGAGACACCCCGGAAAAATCGAGCAATACCGAGTGAGTCTGCAGACCATCCGTGCTGAACTGGCGAGACGAATGCAGGAATTGGACAGTGAATTAGAGGAGTGTGGGTCATGAGCTTGGGTAATGGGTTTGGGGCCGGTTTGGGCCAAGGAATGCAATTCGTCAGAGGTATTGCTGATGCGTATCGCACTGGTCAGCAAATGAACGATGCGCGCGACCAAGCTGCGCAGAAAGAGGCGTTGAAGGGCATTGCCAGTGCCACCGCCGTGGAGTCCACGGGCTACACCGCCGACCAGGGCAAGGAGCTGGAAGGCCTGGCCGCCAACGGCTACAAGATCGACTTTGACGGCGCGCAGAAGGCCTATGTCGCGCGCAACGATGCGGGCGACACCAAGACCATCGCCATGCAGGGGGTGACCGACTTCATGGGCGAGCGCTCGGCGGGCTCGATGAGCCGCGAGCAGCAGGACAGCACGCGCATGCTGGCCATGGCCGACGTGATCGGCCGTACCGACCCAGAGCGCGGCCTGCAGATGCGCCAACAGCTCACGCTGGGGGCGCACGATGTCAAACGCCAGGCTAGAGAGATGAAGCAATGGCAGCAGGATGACGAAGTGGGGCGCATCGAGGGCGAGCAACGAAAGCAGTTCCAGGCATCGTTGATTGACCAGAGCGGCAAGTCACGCGAAGCGACGATGGACGACCACCTTGCCCATAGTCAGCGCCGTATAGCTGCGCTGACACAGGCTGGGCATCTCAAGGCTGCGGACCAGGCTACCCAGGATTTGAGGGCGCAGTCGCACATCAAAATCCAGATGGATACAAAAAGGCGTCAGGAGGCATCTGACAAAGCCGCTGCTGGCCTGGCGGTGGGCGACTATGCCCCGCTGATGGAGCTCTACAACCGCTATGTTCCCAGTGGCTACAAAATTTCCGGCATCGAGGCGGGACAGGGAGGGGCTTTGCAGATCAAGCGCACAGACCTGAATGGCCGGGAGGCGGCGCCAGTCACTCTTAAGGACAGTGGCGAGGCTCTTGGACTTCTCAAGTCCATGGCCAGCCCGGCGGCGCTGTACCAGTATTCCCAGGGCGAGTTCCAACGCAGCTTGCGTCCGAGCCGAGAAACCGTCCCGAGCGGCTTGCCGTATGGCGCCTCCAGGTAGCGCAGCACTGATCCTGGGATGCAGCCACCAAGGCCCGCTTTAGCGGGCCTTGCCGTTTCAGGAGCCCGGGCGCCGCTGCCTGTCGTGCCAAGCCTGCCAGTCTGTGCTTCTTGCCAAAAGGGGATCAGATGAGCAGCAAGAAGTACAAGCGCGAAAGGCTGGACCAGCCGGACGGCCGGGCCTACGAGCCAGAGGCATTCGAATTGCTGGACGGGATGGATGTGACCGGCATCGGTGCCGGCGCACGCTACCGGCCCGTGCCTGCCCAGCCGCCCGCACAGCCACAGGAGCGCAGCTGGAGTGAGGCGATCGCGGATGCCGGCGTGCAAAGCGCTGAAGGGGTGAATACAACCTTGGGCAGCGTTGTCAACCTTTTTTCGCCCTCATCCGGTGTCGCAGATTTTTTCCGCAGCAATGGCGAGCATTGGCGCAAGGCACAAAGCCCCGTGACGCAGCGCAAGCTGGCCGAAGCCGAAAAGGTGATCAGCGCGGCGGACCAGGATTCGATCATCGAACAATCCATCGCGGCAGCGCGGGCCTACAGCTCGGACCCCGTACTGATCTCGCGCTTCATCTTCACGAATCTGCCCAGTGTGCTCCCGGGCCTTGGCGCGTCGAGGGTGGGGCAGATTGCCACGCTGGCCGCAGGAGGAAGCACTGCCCTGGCGGCTGCGGCCGGCACCACCATGGCAGGTGCCACGGAGGCACTGATGAATGCGGGAGGCGCCCGTGGAAAGGCCTTCGAAGAGATCCGCGACACGCTGCGCAAGCAAAGCGTCCCGGAAGACGAGGCGGTACGGATCGCCCTCGGCAAGTCGGTGATGCCAGCTGCCATAGGCAGCTTGACCGGCTTGCTGCCTGGCAAGCGCCGCATCGAGCGTGCTCTGGCGGGCAGGGGATATGCCGCAACCGGAGCACTGGCATCGGCGATGCTGGGCAAGCAGCTCGATGACGTACTGCCCCAGATGGCGACAAACCACCAGGCTGGGGAGGTCGATGGGCGGCCGTTGTCGCGCAATGTCGGACGCACGGCGGTGGAGGCCGCTGTCAGCGGCCTGCCGCCTGCGGGCGTCGCTGCCATCGCCGCCAGGCGCAGCCGGGCCCAAGGGGGCAAGGCGGGTAGTGAGGGCGATGCAGCGCTGCCCATCACCAGCCCGGAATCTGCAAGCCCGTCGCGGCCCGGATCGCCGGTACCTGTGGACGCAGGCCCGGCTGCCATGGAAATCTCCGCAGGTCCTGCCAAGATGGACAAGGCTGTCAGCACGGTACCTGCAGCATCCGGTCGTGGAGCCGATGGCGACGCCAAGCCGCAAGGCGCCAGGCAACGCGGGCCAGTGCCGGCCGATGCCTTTGCTAGTGGCGATGCGCCGGCCTTCGATCCAGCTACGGTGCAGGCCCGCAATTGGCTGCAGTTCGTGTCCGAGCGCGGCGAGAACATCGGCAGGCTGCGCAGGGGTACACCTGCCTGGGAATTGCTGCAGGACGATTGGAAAGCCGTGCAGGCTGCACGCAAGGACGCCTCGGCCGGCCGTACCGCGCCCGTGGATGATGCCCCGGTCCGTGCGCCGGGCGACGAGAATGCGGCCGCCCGCCCCGCCGCCCCCGCCGCTGAAGGCAGCGCCCCTGTGCCGGGCAGCGAGAAGGCTTCCATGCAACCTATCCCGGGTGCGCAGCGGGGTGGGGAGGCGCCTGCGAATGAGGCTCCTGGTTTACAGAACTCCTCCGGGCCACCTGCCGCTGTGGCGCAACCGCCTGGCCCGGATGGGGGGCTGCCCGCCGCGTTGCCGGCTGCGGTGGAGGTCGGTGTGGGGGATGGCGTCTCGGCAGCCGATGCAGCTCCAGCCGCGGCCCAGCCAGCTTCGCGCCAGGACGCAGACAAGAGTGCAAGCCCGGCGCCTGATGCCTCCATGGGCAAGGTGAAAGAGGTGGCTGATGCCATTAGTGCCTCATGGACCAAGGGACCTCCGGTGCGCGTCATGTTCGACCTGAAGGAGCCCCGCCTGGCGCAGGCAATGCGTGGTGCCGGCCGGGAACCGGGGGCTGATGGCGGCACACAGGGGCCGCGCGGGTTCTATGCCGATGGTCAGATCCATCTGCTTGCCAATGCAAGCCATACGCCGGCACAGGTTGCGCGGGTCGTATACCGGCAGGCGCTAGGCCAACATGGTCTGCAGGGCGCCTTTGGCGAAGGCATGGATGCCGTGCTTGACCAGATCGTCGCAGCTCGCCCGCGCGATGTGCGTGAGAAGGTCCAGGAGCATGGACTGGCCGAAGGCCGGGAGGGGCGGCGTGCCGCCGCCCAGGATGTGCTGGCAGCCATGGCCGAGCAGTCGCCACAAGCGGGGTTCGTTCGAAAGGCGGTCGAGGCGGTCCGCTCGCGGCTGCGGGCTCAACTGCCGTCCATCAGGCCCATGGCGATGTCCGACGCCAGGATCATCGAGGACTTCATCCTGCCTGCCCGCGACTGGGTGCGGCGGGGCGGGCAGCCTGATGGCAACGGCCTGCCCGCCGGCGTCGCTGCGCCACGCGCCGAAGCCGATGCGCAGCGGCAGAGGGTGGAAGCGCAGGCCCGCACCGGCATGGACAAGGGCGAGTCCGGCGATGTGGGCTCCAGGCAGTGACGCGGGGCCCGTTGCAGGAATCGCCGACCCGGGACGTTGCACACCATGACGACATCCATTGAATCCGTCAGCCCGCCCGAGGACTCGGCGGCGCAGCTGCTGGAGTGCGAACTGCTGGAGATTGCCGAGCAGGAGCTTGGGCTGAGCGGCCCGCAGGCCTTGTCCGTTGCCCAGGCCATGTTGCGCGGGTTGCGAAAGCGCTATGGCGGCATGCGCATGGGCGCGCGTGGCGCCGCCATCTACGTGCCCGCGCCCAGCAAGAAGGAGCGCAACGAAGCCATCCGCCAGGAATTCAACGGGGTCAACCGCAAGCAGTTGCAGACCAAATATGGACTCCAGCGGGCTCAGCTGTACCGCATCCTGGGCGAGCGGCGAGGCTCGGTTCGCAACGGCGTTTCCCATCCGGAGACATCGCTTTCCGTAGAGGGCTGAGCCGTGCAGCGCAGCGGCGGACGGTGACCGCGGCTGTGCCTGGCATGTGCTTGAAAACAGTCTCATTTGTCGGCAGGAAATGAGACGCGAGGACAGAGAAACTGTCTGAACACGCCCAGCAGGGCGCAATGGAATCCAAGGATACAGGCGGTCTTTTTCCTATGTTCACCCACTCGAGAAACAACACCTTCAACACTGCGTCCCCGGTCGCAGGCTTGCCGGATGCAGCGGACGGTTGTGTCCGCAGCCAGACGGCCGCCACCAGAGCGCGCGCCTGATGCTTCAGCTCGAATCCATCCTGGCCTCCCGCCTCAAGTCGTTGCCGGCCTTCGGGGGCTGGCGCGTCAGCGGAGCCAGTGAGTCCGTCGACGGCTCGGCCGTGCCTGCTGCGCAGGTGCGCATGGCATCTGCCACAGGGGTGGCCGCCATGAGGACCGCGGCGCAGTTGCAGCCGACCTGGGTTGCCGCCCTGATGGTGCCGCGCGGCGCACAGGCTGCTGCCGCGCTGGGCGAGGCACTCGCGGCCTTGGTCGAAGCACTGCACAACTGGTCGCCGGGAGCGGTCGATGACCGCTTCTGGACCCCCTTCCAGTTCGCCTCCATCCAGGAGGCGGTTTTCCCCGACCCAGGCCTCGTGGGGTACGAGGTCGCATTCACCACCACGGCCCTGTTCGACGGCCAGCCGTGATTTCTTACCTTTGATTGGAGCAGCGACATGCCGATTGCACACCCGAAAAATGACTACCAGATTCCACGAGGCCGCGTCTACATCGACCTCTATGACGCCAACGAGCAACTGACGGGCGAGATTCCCATGGGCAACTGCCCGGGCTTCACCCTCACCGTCGCGGCAGAAAAGGCCGAGCATTTCAGCAGTGAAGAGGGCATGTCCGAGAAGGACGGCAGCTGGCCCATCAAGGTCACCCGTACCGGCGCCCTGACCTGCGACAACATCAGCGCGCGCAACGTGGCCTCCTGGCTGTCCGGCACCCATGCGCTGAAGACTCAGGACGCCACCCCCGTGGACAACGAGATCCGCGCCGTGGTCCCCGGCCGCCAGTACCAGCTGGGCGCCACCGCTGCCAATCCGCTGGGTGTGCGCAACGTCTCCACCGTGTCCATCAAGAGCGAGGACGGCCAGACCAGCTACGTCGCGGGCCGCGACTACAACCTGAGCCTGGAGACCGGCCGTGTCCAGATCATCGAAGGCGGCCAGATCGCCGCCGGCAAGGTGGTCTTCGGCTACACGCCCGTGGCCGGCCAGTTCGAGTCGGTGATGACGGGCGCCAAGACCGACATGACCTGTGCGATCCGCATCGTGTCCGACAGCGCTGCCGGCCTGGACAGCGACTGGTACATGCCGCTGGTGGCGCTCACGCCCACGGGCGAGATGCCTCTGATCACCGAGGACACCAAGCCCGTGAGCATGCAGTTCTCGCTGGAAGTTCTCAAGGGGCCCAACGCGCAGGCCATCTACCGCGACGGCCGTCCGGTCTCCATCCCTTGATGTAAGCCTCCCCACCTGGCCACGCGCCGGGTGGTTCGCTCTGCCGCTTGGACAGGCGGCAGGGCCAACCAGAAATGCCTACAAAAAACCTCTGAATCATGGTCGAGAAAATCATTTCCATGCTCACCAGCGCCAAGGATGCCTCAGTGAAGGCATTCGACAGCCTTCAGGCCAAGGCGGCCGAGGTGGGCGCATCGATGCTCAAGAGTTTCGGCGCTGCGGTCACATCCGCTTTCGACAAGGCGGCCAAAGGGATCAGCAATGTCCAGACCGTAATTGACGGCGTGCAGGCAGTCCTGGATCAGTTGGCATCCAAGGCCAGCCAGGGCGCGCAGGCCTTCACCGGGCTGGGAGCGGCAGCCGGCTCGGCAGTGAGCGGGTTAGTGAGCAAGGGCATGGCCTCATTGGACGGCCTGAACTCCAAGCTCCAGGAGGTGGGCGCATCGATGTTCAAGGGCCTGGGCTCCTCGGCGGCCACGACGTTCCAGGGTGCTGTCGACAGTGCGGCAGCCTTCGAGTCGGCAATGGACCGTGTCCAGGTCGCCACCGGCAGTTCGGCCGAGGAGATGGCCGCGCTGACCAAGGCGGCCACGGATGCCGGACTCACCACGCAGTACTCGGGAGTGCAAGCTGCCGGCGCGCTGGAAAGCCTGGCGCAGGCGGGGTTGACGGCCCAGGAGAGCATCGCCACTTTGCCGGCGGTCCTGAACCTTGCGCAGGCCGGCGGCATGGAACTGTCCGCCGCCAGCGAAGCCGTGACCAAGGCGGTCTCGGGCATGGGCCTGCAATTCGAGGATGCAGGGCGCGTGGCGGATGTGCTGGCCAAAGGGTCGGTGCTCACCGGCACCAGTATCGGCAGCCTGGCCGAGACCCTGGGCACGGTGGGCCCTGCTGCCGGACGCGTGGGACTGAGCCTGGAAAGCACGGTGGCCATGATCGGCCAGTTTTCGCAGGCTGGGACCGATGCGGGGAAGGCCGGCTCGGCGTTCAACACCATCCTGGGCCAGTTCGCGGATCCGGCCAGCGCGTTCCGCAAGGAGCTGGGCGAGGCCGGCATTGTCACCGACGATTTCGAGCAGGCATTGCAGCAACTGGCCGGCAAGGGCCCGGAAGGCGCGCAGGCCATCAAGGCACTGGGGACGGAGGCCGGTCCCGTGCTGTCCGGGCTGCTCAGCCAGGGCATGGGCTCACTGAATGCTCTCTCCACCACGCTTGGCAACGCTTCCGGCAGTGCCGCCGACATGGCAGCAACCATGTCGGACAACCTCAATGGCTCGGTCAAGGGGTTCGGAAATGTCTGGGAGGGTGTCAAGACCACGCTGGGCACGCCCGTGCTGCCTGTTCTCAAGGAGGCGGTGGATGCGGTGGCAGAGGGCTTCCGCACTGCCGTTGCTGACGGCGCCATCGGGCGCTTCGGCGAATCGATTGCCGCGGCCTTCCGCTCCGGCCTGGAATTCGCCAAGGGCTTCATTTCCACGATCGATTTCAAGGCCGTGGGCGAGAAGCTGCAGGCCTTCGCAGACCAGGCCAAGGATGCCCTGACGCGGGTGCAGGAGTACGGCACGAATACCGGCAACGTGCTGAAGATTGCCTGGGGCACGATGAGCGCTGGCGTCAATGGCGTGATGACCGTCATCTATGGACTGGGTGCAGTTTTCGCCGAAATCGCGAGCGGTGTCTCGAGTGGGATTGCATGGCTTAACGAGCAGCTCGCGAAGGTCTCGTTTGGCCAGTTGTCCCAGTCCTTCAAGCAGGCCGCGCAAGACGCCGAGGTGATGGCGGGCGGCTTCGGGGCTTCGGCCCAGGCCATGCGCGACAAGGCCACCGAGTCCCTGCAGGCCGTGGCCGACGCCGCTCAGACGGCGCGCAATGGATTCACCGGCCTGGTGCAAGGCTCCCAGGAGGCCAGTACGGCGAGCGGCGAATCGGAGCGCGCCTTCCGGCAGATGGCTGCTTCCATCGAGGAGACCGGCCGAAAGAGCATGGAAACCAAGGTGGCGCTGGAGAGTACGGCTGCGTCGACGGCCACCGCGTCACAAAGCGTCAGCCAGTTGCGTTCCGAATATCGGCAACTGATGGAGGCGGGCAACCTGCAGGCCGCTGCAGAGAAGCTGGAGGAAATCAACAAGATCCAGAAGGCGCTTCCCGAGTCCGCTCAGAGCGCGCAGCAGGCGGCCAAGGCGGTGGATGAAGCCTATACGGGCCTGGACAAGGGCAAAGCCTCCTTGCAAGGTCTCAAGTCCGAGGTGGACAAGACAGGGAAAAGCACCAGGGACCTGAAAGACGCTGCCGACAAGACGAAAGGCTCGAACGATCAGGTAACCCGTGCCGTGAACGACCAGCGTACTGCACTGGAGCGCTTGAATGCCGAGCGTGAGCGAGAGATCGCCGCGCAGGAAAAGGCCAACGAGCTCAAGGAACGAGAGCTGGAGCTGTACCGAAAGAAATGGAATATCGACAAGGAAGGCCACAGCCTGAACACCGCAGGCGAGCGAGTGGCACTCACCATTCTTTCGCGCACGGCCGTGCTCGAAATGGCCAAGGGCCAGGGGCTGGATGACGCGGCCGCATTGCGCGTCGTGGACCAGTTCGAGCAGCAGTACGACAAACCCGCCGGCATTTTCGGCGGGATCCAGGGCGGCGTGAATCCGAACGAGGTGAACAGGGCTATCGCCGATGCTGTTTTGCAGCAGGCGAGGGACAAGGTTGCCCAAGCGCAGAGGGCACCGCTGGAGTCTCCCACCCACACGTCCACGGTTGGGGCCGCAGCTCGGGTCATCGACCTGCGGATCAACGGCAGCTCGCTGGGCAATGTAAGGACCGACGCCGATGGCGAACGGGCGATCGAACGCCTGCTGTCGGAGCTTGAGCGCAGCAAGAACCTTTCCGGAATATGACGATGACAGCCAAGAACCACCTATTGGGAACGCTTGAGATTCCCCGCGGGATGACCTGGACGGATGAATTCACATGGTCCGCCGTGGCGCGCAGTACGGCGCGCAGCATCACGGGGGCGCTGATCGTGGACGAAGCCGGCAAGTCTGCGGGACGTCCGATCACTCTGGAGGGGGATGAGTCCCATGGCTGGATCCGCCGCGCCACCTTGCTCGTGCTGCTGCAGATGGCTGGCGCCGCGGGCCAGGTCTACAGCCTGCGGCTGGCGGATGGCCGCGCCTTCGACGTGCAGTTTTCCGGCGACGAACCCATCACGGCCCGGCCCGTCGGCAGGCCCGAGCTTCCCGCGCTCGCCAATCCCTATGTCGCAACGTTGCGGCTCATCACAGTTTGAGGAGTTGAAAATATGACAGTCAGAGACGGCGATATCCGCCTGCTCGAATCCAAGGTCATGACCGATGACCCCAATGGCGGCGGCGGCCCTACGGGCAACGTCATCGCCTGGGGCAAGAGCAATGGCGTCTTCGAGGACATCACCGAGGTCGACCGGGCCGGCGGCGACGTGTCCATCCGCCAGGTGCACGCGGCTGTGCAAACGCCCACCACTGAGCCGCTGATGGACACCAACATCATTGTCTCGGCCGTGCCCAACGATCCGAATGTGTCCATCACCATCGCGCCCTGCGGCGTATTCGCGCGTCGTTCGGAGATCGCCGCGGCCATCGCGGCCTACCTCATCCCGGGCACGGAGTGGGGCGGCTATCTGCTGGAAAACCACGTCCAGGGCCAGGCCTCAATCAAGATCTTCCACCGGCCCGGCACACCGGCGCCGACCATCGGCCGCACGCTGATCCTCGTCTACAACGAGGGGCTGGCCAGCCAGGTGCTGCAGTACGTGCGCGTGCTGCGCGCCGAGACCGAGACCCTGCAGTTTTCCTATTCCAGCAGCGGCGGCTACACGGACTACACGGCCAGCGTCACTACGTGCGAGATCACCCCCCGGCTGCGCAGCGCCTTCCCAGGGTCGCCTCCCAACCGGGGCTGGTCAATGGACCCCAGCAAGACGCGCATCCGGGACACCACCGTGGCGGACGCGGCCAGCTTCTATGGCGCCCAGCCCCTGACGGCAGCTGTGCAGCTGGGCGAGAGCATGCTGCGGGTGGCCAGCATCTACACCCAGCTGGTGCCCAACTCCCGCACCGAGACTGCGGCGCTGGACCAGCGCCCGGCCGGTGTGCGGCAGCTGGTGCTCGCCACCTCGCCGCGCGAGATCCGCGTGCCCAATGCGCCGCACACGCGCCGCATCAAGGTCGGCCAGGAAAACCGCAGTTTCAGCTGGGTGGCCATCCTCAAGCCTTTCCCGGCGCCAAACACGCTGGCGGTCTCTTTCCAGGTCATGGGCGTCTGGTACACCGCCTCCGACAACGGCCAGGGCGAGCTGACCGGCTCGGCCGTGGGGACGGTCAACTATGCGAACGGCTCTGTGTCCGTGACGCTGCCTGCGCTGCCTGATGTGGGCAGCTCCATCATTTTCCAGTGGGGCGAGGCCTCGGCCTTCGTCAACCGCTCCAGCGCCACGGGCTGGCGACTGCCCGAGCACGCCATGCGCCTGCCGCACCAGGGCATCAAGCCGGGCTCGCTGGTCATCAAGTGGACCTCGGGCGGCGTGCTGCGCACGGCCACGGACAACGGCCAGGGTGACCTGCAGGGCGCCGCCACGGGCGAGATCAACTACGCATCAGCCGCGCTGCTACTGCGCCCGCAATTCATGATCGACGCAGGCGGGCAGTTCGCCATCGAGTACGACTATGCCGTGACGGTGAGCAAGAACGTCTCGGTCGTCCTCGACGCAGGCGGCTACGGCGCGATCACCCTGGACACCATCCCTGCGCCCGGCACCGTGTCCGTGGCGTGGATCACCGTGCGCAATCTCTCGGCCAGCTCCGGCGCCTCATCCGGTGGTACCTCGGCCTCCAAAAACGGCGGCAGCGGCAAATTCAGCTACCTGCCCCAGGTGCCCCCGGCGCCTGCGCCCGTCATCACTTCGCGTGTGCCTCTATCCGATGGATCGACCACAGGCAAGTACATGGCCCAGGGCGGCGCGCGCGCCAGCGGCGGGGCCGTCTATATCGAGGTCGGCGCCACCAGCTCGCCCGAGGGCAACCACTACGTGCCGCCCGACGTCGATGGCGTGGTCTGGACCGACGCCGAGTACACGGCGGGCGTCAAGTCCATCGGCGGCGTCGAATACCGGCGCTGGGGCGCCTGATCAAACAAAGGAGAAAAATCATGGCAGGAGTTTCCGCAGGCATCGTCTTGCAGACCACCAAGACATCGGCCAGCTCATCGTCAACGCACAGCCGGTCCAGCTACCAGACCAGCAAGACGCAGGACACAGTGCGCCACCTGTTGACGGATGACGGCCGGGGCACGTTCGGCCCGGACGGCACCATCAACTACGCGGGCAAGTTTCTCAACATCAAGTTCGTGCAGCTGGACAGCAAGACCGAGGGCTACAACAGTGACTACGAAAACGCCCTGAGTTTTGAAGAAACCACGATGGGCGGCAATGGCAGCGACCCCAGCTTCTCCACCGTGTCCAAGGGCGGTGACCGCCGCGATACCTCGGTGAGCGAAGAACTGCTGGCGGCCAGCACCGTGACGGTGACTTACGCCGAGGACTTCACCAGCGCGCAGCACCATGTGATGAATTTCGTCCCCGAGCCGGTGGTGCTGGACCTGTGCCCCTATACCACCGACTACATCGTGCCGGGCAGCGTGCGGTTTCGGTGGATGGGCCACGTCTATGAGGACTACGACGGCGTGGTTGTGCGCGACCGCACTTCCACTTCACCCGGCATCGTCGCCGGCGCGCTGGACTACTCCAGCGGCGTGGCTCGGATCTTTGACTACCTCGTCGACGGCCCGGCCACGGACCTGGTGGTTGAAAGCCTTTGGACCGTGCGCCAGAACTGGTCCACGGCCAGCATCTTCATGCGCACGGCCGCCGCGCCCATTAAGCCCAGTGGCTTCGTGATGAACCTGTCCGATGCCACAGGCGAGCAGATCACGGCCTCGGCTGGCATCGACGGTGTGATTTCGGGCACGCACCTGCGCGGCAAGATCGACTATCAGAGCGGCGTGGTCGAGCTGCAGTTTGGCGACTATGTGCTGGACACCTCGCTGACCCCTGCCCAGAAGGCCGAATGGTGGTACTCGGCAGACGATATCGGTGCCGTCCAGCCGAACCGTATCTGGCGTCCCTGGCCGGTGGACCCGACCACTCTGCGCTACAACAGCGTCAGCTACTTCTACCTGCCGCTGGACGCGGATGTCATCGGACTGGACCCGGTGCGGCTGCCGCCCGATGGCCGCGTGCCCATCTACCGCGTGGGCAGCTACATCGTGATCGGCCACACAGGCCAGGTCGGCCCGGTCACCGTGACCAACGGCCAGGTCATCAACTGTGGCCGCGTGCGGCTCTCGCGTGCCTATGTCATCGGCGCGGATGGCCAGCGTATCCAGCAGGGCTGGAGCGTGGATCTGGAGGCCGGCAAGATCACCGTCAGCGATATCACAGGCTGGGCCCAGCCGGTCACGTTCCAGCACCGCATCGAGGAGATGGCGCGCGTCAGCGACGTGCAGATCAACGGCATGTTGGCGATCACCAAGCAGCTGAGCCACGAGTTCCCCGTGGGCAGCGTGGTCTCCAGCGCGCTGATGGCCGGCACGCTGCGCGCCCGCGTCAGCCTGATGTTCGACCAGGTCACCTGGCAGAACAGGTGGCAGGACACGGTGGACGGCAGCGAGGCTCTGGCCAGCTACAACGACACCATCGCGCCCCTGGTCGTCACCAATGCCGGCGCGCTGCCCGAGCGCTGGATGTGCCGCTTCACCAGCGCGACAACCTTCGAGTTCATCGGCGAGCACGTGGGCAATCTGGGCACGGGCTCTACCAACGCCGATTTCGCGCCCATCAATCCCATCAGCGGCGTGCCCTACATCACGATCCGCGCCCTGGGCTGGGGCCAGGGTTGGAGCGCCGGCAACGTGCTGCGCATCAACACCGAGGGCGGCATTGCCCCCCATGCCCTCATCCGCACCGTGCAGCCCAGCGAGGCTGTGGCCGATGACTACCAGTTCGAGCACCTGGTGCGCGGCAGCGTCGACCGTCCCTGATTTTTTGGAGATCACCCATGGCATCCCTTGTCGATACGAGCGTCAAGCACTTCCTCTCAACCATGTATGGCGCGCCTGTGCAGAACGGCGTGATCGGCAGCAAGATCGCCGTGCTCGATGCCTGCCTGGTCACGGGTTTTGGTCTGCGGGCGGCCACGCGCATCACGGTGGCGACTGGCGTGGCCACGGTGGAGTTTTCTGTCGGCGCGTCGCTGCCGCCGCCGCCGGACAGCGTGCTCCTGATCGATGGTGCCGCTCAGGCCCTGCTCAACGGCGAGCAGCGCGTGTCCGAGTCGGGCAGCGGCGTGTTCAAGTTCCGCACGGCCGCGCCCGACAGCGTGGACACAGGCGCGGGCATCACGTTCAGGTATGCGCCGCTGGGCTGGGCCAAGCCGTTTTCAGGGTCCAACCAGGCCGTGTATCGCTCAACTGATCCGCAGAGCTATGGCATGTACCTCTATGTCGATGACCGCAATGCCCGGGCGACAGCGATGCGTGGTTACGAGAGCATGTCGGCCATCGATGTGGGCCAAGGCCCGTTTCCGACGGCGACCCAAGCAGCCACAGGCATCTGGTGGGGCAAGAGTGTGTCAGCAAATACCAATGCTGTGCGCTGGAGCCTTGCTGGCGATGCGCGCTTCTTCTTCGAGAACGTTGCCACTGGTTCGTCGGGTACCGCGACCAACACCGGCGGTGGCTCTCGCTGTTTTGGTGACCTGCTGGCGTTGCGGCGTGCCGGTGATGCATTCGCCTGTGTGATTTCAGGGGCTGGTTCGGAAGCGACCGCCTATTCAAATCCAAATGTGGGATCTCTTGAGTACTCCAGCACAACGACATTCTTCATGCCGAGGGCGATGACAGGGCTAGGCAGTGGCGTGAATCCTCGCTACTTCAGCTATATCGGAACTTCAAGCTCTGGTTCCGGCGCAGACACTGCTCTCGGCAATTTCCCAAGCGAAGTGGATGGGGAACTCAAGTTCTCGCGCACCTTTGTGGACAACTCTCCGGCTTCCTCCGGTACCCCGCGAGCTTTGGTGCCAGGCATCCGATATGTGCCTCAAGGGGGGCTGACGGCCTACTTCGAACGGGATACCTATCTCATTGAGGAGGGGACCGGACGACGCCTGCTCGCATCGCCGCATTCGACGGTTGCAGGGGGGCCTGCAGGTTACGGTTTTGTCGATATCACTGGCCCTTGGCGGTAACAGCTATGGCGGAAGTAACGAATCGAGTCACCTTGCTTGGACCTACAGCTGTGGTAGGGGTAGGGGGGCGAGAAATCTACCTCGGGACTGCCCGGCTGGTGCGCGCACTCAGCGTCGGTCAACTGGACTTCGTGCTCGGCGGCAACGGCCGGGGCCGCGTGCGCGGTCGCACCGTTGAGCAGGAAGACAAGAACAGTCCCAAGGTGCCCGTCTCACGCCGTGTGCGGCTGTACCGCGACCGCGACGGCCTGCTGATCCGCGAGACCTGGAGCAACGCCCAGGGAGAGTACGACTTTCCGGGCATCGACAGCACCACCGCATACACCGTGCTTAGCTACGACCACGAGGGCGACTTCCGCGCCGTGGTGGCCGACCGTGTCACACCGGAGGCCATGCCATGACCCTGCGCGGCGTTGAAATCACCGTGGCCGCGAACGAGGCCCGCCTGCGGGGCTTGCGCGATCTGCTGCTGGACGTGGGATCGGGCACGGCCTGCGTGCGGTTCTTCGCGGACGCCGAGCGGCCCGCCTTCGGCGAGCCCTCGGCCCTGCCCATGCTGGTGGAGCTGCCGCTGGCCCGGCCCTGTGGCGAGATCGTGGCCGGCCGGCTGCGGCTGCTGGCCCGTGATGCGGCCGGCGCCATGATCCTGGAGTCCGGCATCGCCACCTGGGGCCGCGTCGTCTCGGCCAGCGGTGCGCTGGTGCTCGACGCGGATGTGTCGATCGAAGGTGGCGAGGGTCAGATCCAGATCCCGGACAGCACCCAGCTGTACGCGGGCGGCTATCTGACGCTGGCGCCGACCAGCTACATCGAGTAGCGCTATGGCACGCATCGAGCTGATCTTCCATCGCCCACCAGCTGCTGGCTCACCCAGCCAGATGGTGTTCGGCAACGAGGACGATTCGGACCCGGGCTCGACTCAGGACGCAGTCGCACGGATGGCCATCCGGCTGCCGGGGACGAGCGTGTCCATCGGTGCCTTGCGTCGCAAGACCGCTGGCGCCGGCATTCGCCTGCCTGGGGCACGCATGGCGCTTGGAGCGGCGTACCAGACGCGCACCGACAGGCCGGCCGTGGGGTGCACATTGTCGGGATTTGAAGAGGCCCCCTTGGCACAGGGCGGCCTGGTGTCTGTCTGCCAGCAGGCGGCCATTGCCGACAGGGTCACGCAGATTCGCGGTTGGCGAGCGCTGCACGCAGGCGCGGCCGCCGTGCAGCGCTGGCAGGACTCGGCGCGCCTGCGCCTGACCACGCGCCAAGGCATGGGCTTTGCCATGGACGTGGGGGGACTCACGGCCCAGGCCTGGCAAGAGGGTATGCGCTTGCGCCTGGCCACGCGCCAGGGCCTGGCCAACGCACTGGCTGGCCAGGCGGTTGTGCTGCAGAGGTTCCAGGAGGGCATCATTTTGCGCCGTGCCATGCGGCAGGCTTTCAGCGACGGCCTCTGCGAAGGTGCCTGGCACGCCAGCAGCATGGGCGATGCCCGGGTGCTGGGCATCGTGATGGGCGGTGCCCGCCATCAGGACGCCATGGCGCCGCTGCCCGGCGTCACGCCGGGCCGCCCTGTCGATCCGCCCAAGCCGCCACCGTGCTATCGGCCGCCGCCGGGTGGGGCCGTCGAGCTGGCGTTCTCGAGCGTCTGGAGCGAAAGCTCCGAACTCGTGTTCATCTGCTGCAGGCCGGGCACGGATCCCCAACCACCCCGCTATGTCATCCCGCAACTGAAGGTTTACATGACAGTACACACGATGGAGGCAGCCCTGCTGCCGGGCATGGAAGCCGTTGCGCTGAGCGATGTGACGATCGCCAGCGATGACGACGGCTTCGGATGGAGCTTTTCGGCCAATGGTCCGGAACACCTGCTGGATCAACTGGCGCCGTCCGGGGGGCTGCCTGCACGGCTGCGCGTGGTGGTCGATGGCATCGACTTCGTCTTTGTCGTACAAAGCCTGAGCCGCACGCGCAGCTTCGGCAACCATCGCGTGGCCGTACAGGGCGTGAGTGCCACCGCCTTGCTGAGCAGTCCCTACATGCCGGAGCAGACCTGGCTGAACACGGCGCCGGCCACGGCGCAGCAACTGATCCGCAATGCGCTGGAGTTCACCGGCGTGCAGCTGGACTGGAAGGTGTCGGACTGGCTGTTGCCGGCCGGCGCCTGGAGCCACCGTGGCACGCCGTTGTCGGCCGTGATGCGCGTGGCCGCATCGATTGGTGCGGTGGTGAGCAGCCATCGGACGCAGGAGCGCCTGATCGTTGCGCCGCGCTTCGCGCACCTGCCATGGAATTGGGCGGATGCGACGCCTGACGTGCGCATGCCGGCGGACGTCATCGTGACGGACGAGCTGCGGCCCGAGCCGCGTGCCGCCTACAACGCGATCTATGTCAGCGGCCAGGCGGGCGGCATCCTCGGCCACGTGCGCCGGGCCGGGACGGCTGGCAACAAGCTGGCTCCCCAGGTCACGGATGCCCTGATCACCGAGGCCGTGGCTGCACGCCAGCGTGGCGAGGCCGTGCTGGGAGCATCGGGCAACAAGCTGGTCCAGTCCATCACCATGCCCTTGCTTTCCGGTGGGACGGCACCAGGCCTGATCCGGCCCGGCCAATTGATCGAAGTCGTCGATACCGACGAATCCTGGCGCGGCCTGGTTCGTGGAACCCGTCTCAGCGCTGCCATGCCCGTGGTGCGGCAGCAGATTACCGTGGAGCGCGCAACCGTATGAGCACCGTCAATCTCTTCAAGCGTCTTGTCCAACTGCTGCCTGACGAGCCTGTGCTCACGGGGCGTATCAGTGCAGTGCATGGCGACGGAACAGCGACGGTCGATCTGCCTGGCAATGGCCAATTGCGCGTACGCAATCCTCTGGGCAGCCAGGAGGGCAGCAGCGTCTATGTCCAGGGGCAGGCGATCACGGGTGAAGCCCCTCAATTGACCTATGTGCTCATTGATATCTAAAGGGTGCGCCAGGGCTTCGATGCAGGGTGACCGGGTAACTGGGTCGTGCTGCGGGGAGGCGCGGTCCCCGCGCTGCCGCCGCACACTGAAAACCGAGGGCAAATCCCCAATGCGGCCTTTCTGATGGGAAAAGCGCCTCGTTTATAATACTTGGCTTCGCTTATCACGGGTTGAGCGAACCATGCGAGGTCCAGGCGGCCAGGCGCATGCGATGTAAGCCCTTGAAATCTGAGGTGCCGCGCGGCCGACTGGCTTCGTTCCGCGATGCACCGTGACTTTGCGCAATACGGTGCGGGCTGCATGTCAGCCGGCACGGTCCAATCCCTCATAGGAACAAACATGGCCGTTACTGTTGAAACCCTTGAAAAGCTCGAGCGCAAGATCACGCTGAGCCTGCC